TTAATTACTTTTAAGTCTTAATATAGAATTTAATTTTTCTGCAGCATCAATTTTTTGCTTAGGCATTACATGAGTATAGATATCTGCAGTTGTTTTTATATTGCTGTGACCTAACAAAACTTGTACAGTTTTAAGTGGAATATTGTTTGCAAATAATTTTGAAGCATAGGTATGTCTTAAGCAATGAAATTTTTTATGTTCTATACCTGCTTTTATTAATAAGTTTTTATAGCTTCTAAATAAGTTTTTGGCATCCATAGGTTTTCCAAGTGCGGTAGGAAAAACAAGATTTTTATCTTCATATTCTTCACCAGCTTTAATTTTTTCTAATTTCTGTTTCAAATGATGTTGTTTTAAAATTGGGATTAATTCTGATGGAATAGGAACAACTCTATTACTATTTATAGTTTTTGGTGGTTGAATCAATATTTTGTTTTCTTTTGAATTATCAGATTTTATGATGTTTACTCTTTTTATAGATTTATTAACACTTATTTCACCTTTATCCAAATCTATATCATCCCATGTAAGAGCTAGAAGCTCGCCTTGTCTTAACCCTGTAGTTAATGCTGTTAATATCAAGCATTTTAATCGACTAGTTCTTATAACTTTTTCTAATTGAGAAATTTCTCCGTCTGTAAATATTTTTATTTCATCTTTTTTAGCAATATTTTGTTCTGGTATAACTATTTTATTACCCCAGCAAGGATTTTTTATAATGTAACCTTCATCTACTGCATAGTTTAAAAATTGTTTTAACAATTTATTTAAGTTTTTTATTACATTACTGCTTTTATTATTTTCATGTAATTTGTTGTAATATTTTTGAATTTGTATACTCTTTAAATCACATATTTTTAATATTCCAATGGCACTATCTTTAATATAATTTCTATATATGCCTTCATATTTTTCAAATGAAGAAGCTTTTATTTTTAATTTAATTACTTCAAATAACCACAAGTGCACTAATTCACCTAGGGTTATATTTTGAGAATCTAACTTTAGACCACTTTTTACACCATTTAAGTATTCATTTTTCTTATCTTCAGCTTCTTTTTTGGTTTTTCCATAAAATTGTTTTCTTATTAATGAGCCTTTACTGTTGCGACCAATTACAGCTGTAATTCTATAATACTGAGAACCGTTAACTTCAAAGTTAGTTTTTCTTGCCATTTTAATACCTCCTCAATACAAACTTACGTTCGCTATAAGATTAAAAAATATAGGAGATATACTCCTAATTAATTTTTATTATAAATGTTTTTTAAACTGGTTTACGTCTTAAAGTTCTTATTTCTGCTTCATGAGTACCATACATTTCAAGCAGGGATTTATTTGTCTCATTTAAGTCAGAGAAATTTTTATCCATTTTATCAGACATATTTTTAACTGTACCTTGAATCTCTGCGACTTGGTGAGTTAAATTGTCAACGTCAGCTTTATGTATCTGTGAACTATGTTCTAGTGCTTTAAGTATTTGAGTATTCTCGTTAAGTTGAGATTTGATTGGACATAGCTCATCTTTTAATAATTGTTTTATAGCAGATAAAGTATCTTTATCCATCAATATCATTCCTTCCTATAGTTTAGTATAATCTGTATTTGGTAAATTTATACTGATAGTTTCCTATATATAGCAATAGGGCGTATTACATTTGTATTATCTTTTAATACCATTGAAGCGAATACAGAGTTAGTAGCATCAATAATGCTTTTAAATTCTTCTGTCATATTATTTTCAGTATTAAGCTTAGTAACATCAAGTATTCCAATCACGGTCCAAATACTTGGTATAATATTTCCGTACGATCTTAATAAATCATCAGGAGATATTGTTAGATGTTCTTTATTTATAATACAAGTAGCAGTTTCATCTGTAGTTGTCTCTACTGAAAATTCTAATCCATAAGGAATCATTTTTATTATATCTTGCATAGCTTTGCCTAAAGTATTATTTCTATTTTTCCCACGTGCATTTGGATCTATTGGTGTATTAAATTCAGGAACTAATTTGTTCTTTTCAATAAATGGGAATATTTGATCTATAATATTATAATTGCGATAAGTTAGTTTGCCTTTAGTTGTAATAATAGAACCTTCATGAGCATTGCTTAATGAATTAATAGTTAAGTTAAATTGTTCAAGTAGCTCAAGTACTTTATAATCATATGGATTTATATTTCTAGTGATATTTTGACCGTCTGAATGTTTGGAAGATACTGAACTGCTAACAATTTTAATACTTCCTTTCATATTATTAGAACTTTCTTCAGCACTTATTTCAGATTTACTAACGGCAGTTAAGTCACCACCAAAGATTTGAGAGTAAAATGAATTTATTAGATTTGTATCCTTATATAAAAAATCTATTAAGGTAATTTCTTCGCCATTTTCGCATTGTTCTTGTTTCCCCATTTTTCCCACTCCTTATTAAATGCAGTGGTTTTCTTATCAAGATCGTCCATAGTTTTTTGTTGCTGTTTTCTTATGTCAATAATTAATTTTTTAAACTTAAACATAACAAACACCTCAACCTTATTATTTATATATTTAATTATAGACTAATTAATAAGAATACCAAAGTGTATTTTTTATTAATTTTATTTATTAAGCTTGTACAGTTTAATTCAAAAATAATTGCATTAAAGCTTTATAGGGTATTCCTGTATAGGCTGATATTTGTTTTAATGTCATACCCTGTAATTCAGTTTCGTCAAACATTGCTCCTGATAATTTAAGAGCAAAATAATTAGCTTGTTTTTCTGTTTTACCTTTATTGCAAAAAGTAAATGCAGCAGATAATAAGTCAGGATTACATAAAGCATGTCCTAATTCATGCAATAAAATAAACTTTTCTAATATTTTATCTAGGTTATTCTTTATAAATATTACTTCATTATTTTCTAAATCTCTACAGTAAAATGCATCCTTATCTCTTAAAAGTATATTATTTGGTTCAAGTTTTATAATTTTTATTCTTAAATAGTCACAAAGTTCATAAGGATCATTTGTTTCATATGTTTCAAGCAATCCAGCTATTATGTTATCAATCCATTCCATATAGGCTTCATCCCCCAAAGTAGTTCTTATTTTTTATATTTATATCCTAATAGTTTTAATTGATGTAATAATTCGTTAGCGAATTCCATAATTTCTGAATCACTCATTTTGTTAGGCTCAAAGCCACCATATCCAGCAATTGCAGGTTGATTTAGTATGAATTTCATAGCTTCCTGTGGAGTTTTGAATTCAAAATCGTCTTTATCTATGTCAGAATTTTGATTCGTTTTATTGTCAGTTCTTCCAAGCAAATAATCTATAGAAACATTAAAATAATCAGCTATTTTTTTTAGAGTTTTTTCGTCTTTAGGAAATCTGTCATTTGATTCATAGTATCCGACTACTCTATCTGAAACATTTATAAAATTTCCCAACTCTTTTTGCGTTACACCTTTTTCTTCTCTTAGATACCTAAGTCTATCTCCGAATAACATATTCATCACTCCTAGAAAAATTATAACATATTGTTCGAATTAAATTATTTTTTCGAATAATTTATTCTAAAAAGTATTGACAATGAATAAATTATTCGATATATTATACATAGAACAAAACATTCGAGAAGGGAGGCATAATGCTTTGAGTAAAAATAATTTAAAAATACTCAGAAAACAAAAAGGATTAACTCAGATAAAGTTATCTCAAATGCTTGGAATAACTAATGATTATTTGTCATCAATAGAAAGAGGCAAAGTTACACCAGGATTTAAACTTGCCAAGAAAATATCAGATCAGCTTGGAGCAACCGTTGATGAAATTTTTTTTAACAATCATTCGAATAAAATATTCGATAATAGCTTAAACAAAGAAACACAAGAAACAGAGGAGGTAGTGTGATCCCATAATTTAATTTTACAGGTAAAAAGAGGTGAAATAAATGGCAAGAAAAGCTACGAAAGCAGCAGACAATATATATTATAAGGCACGAATTGAGGCAGCAGCCACAAATGACAAACTCAATAGTAGAGAAGGTGCTGCTGAAATAATTGGAATAGACAGGACAAGGCTTGCACGTATAGAACTTGATAGTATTTGTGCATATCCAGAAGAAGTATTGATGATGGCTGATATATATAATTCTCCTGAATTAGAAAATTATTTTTGCTGTGAGCAGTGTCCTATAGGAAAGTATACAGTACCTCAACTTAAAGTATTGGGAATTGATAGAGCAACTATCCAAGTATTGGCTTCATTAAAAAATATTGATGATGTTAGGAGAGATTTACTAGACATAACATCTGATGGAGTTATTACCGAAGATGAAAAGCCTAAATTGAAGTCCATAATAAAAACTTTGGATGAAATATCTATAAACTCTCAGGAATTAAAACTTTGTATTCAGAAAAATCTTAAATAGATAGGAGGTATTTATTTATGGAAGTAAAGGCGAATGAGAGCTTTAAAACTATAATTAGGGATGCAATACAAGAAGCTTTAAAAGAAATTAATAAACCAACAATGACAATAGATGAATGCAAAGAGTATTCAGGTATAGGAAGAGATAAACTTATGGAACTTGTGCATGCTGAAAATTCTGATTTCCCTTGCTTTAGAAATGGTAATAAATTTTTGATAAATAAAAAGAAACTAGATCTATGGTTGGAAAAAGTTTCAGAAGAAAAGAGAATTTTATAGGAGGAGTGAGGATGGGCAAAAGATTCAGAAAAGGACTTAAATATGTATTTACCTCTAAGAGATATAAAAAATTAACTGGTACGTTGCCAGATCAAGCTAAGAAGATGAATGGACACATGGTTGTACCTGAAAATGATTTTGTAGCAGATTGCCATGACTCTTGGGTAATACCTGAGTGGTGTAAGTGTATAGGGAGGGTGAGTGAATGAGTTGGAGTAAAGAAGCACTGAATAGTAAAGAATTTAAAACTGGATTAAAGAAAGCCAAACTTTTTGATTTAACCATGGCCAAAGTTTCTCTTGGAATAGAACTTAAGAGAGGAGAAAAGGTCAAAAGTAAGATTGCTGTAGTAGAAAAAGAAATTGAGAGGAGGAAAAAGAGTGCTATACAAAGCTGAATTTGAAGATGAAGAAATGGAAATCTTTGATGCAGATAATCACGAGGAAGCAGTACGGGGAGCATACAAGTTTGAAAAGGAGCATGGAACAGCATTTAATTTATTTTTGTTGAACGATAAGTATGACGAAATAGAGAGACTATTTTGATAGGAGGAAGAGGTATGGCTGAATACACATTAGGTCAGGTAATAGATAAGCTTGGAAGAAATCCAAATTTGCAGTTTAGGTTTATAGGAGGAAATGCATACAAGGTTGATTATGGCACTATTATTCATTTGGACCCAGATGGATATGTAGTAGATAGGTTAGGAATATCCACGTTATCACGATTTAATTTGAACAGTAAATTTACATTGGTAAATGAGCCTGTAGATAAGATGGAAGCACTTAAAGCATTTGATGAAGGAAAGGTAATTTACTGTGATTGTGAGGGTCAGAAATATCATTATGATCCTTCTTCGATGTATGGAGATAGGCTTGTAGATACTCATGGTAATTCTATTTCAGTTCAAGAAATTTTGTATGGCAAGTGGTTCATAGAGGAGGGAGAAAAATAGAAAAACTAAGGAAAAAGCTAAATCAGTATGTTAAATTATATGGTCCACTTGATAACAGAACTTTAGAAATAAGCCAAAAGCTAGACAAGCTTATAGTTGAGAAAATGAAAGGAGATAGTAATGACATATCTAGGGAGTAATATTTTAGGAGCTTACAGTTTAGTAGCCACTATAGCGTTAGCTATATATCATACTTCTAAATGCAAGAAAGAGCATGATTCTAAGAATCAGCTGGTAATAGTTTTGTTAATTCCAGTAATTATATTTTTGGCTAATGTAATTTGAAAGGAGGTAATTAGATGATTGAGGCTATTACTGAAGAAAAGGCAGATAAGATAATTAATACAAGAGAACCATATGGCAGATTTATTATAACTGGTGATGGTTTCTTTACTGGAATAGATAATACAACACATGATGCATGGACAGAAGATTTCAAGAGCATTAAAAATTGTCTAGCTTTTCTAAATGGAGCAGATTTGGAAGATTGTTTGGAGGGATATAAATAATGAGAGAGATTAAGTTTAGAGTGTGGGATATTTTAAATAAAAAGATGCTTGAATGGGGAGACATATTTGATTTACCTGCATGGGAGATATTTCCGGGAACACCAGAGCAAAGACCGTTTGAAGTTATGCAGTATACAGGTTTGAAAGATAGGAAAGGAAAAGACATTTTTGAGGGCGATATAGTAGCAGAGGGCACAATTAATTATGTTGTTGCTTTTTATGCGGGCGCATGGCGTTTAAAACAAAATATAGACGGTGATACATGGTGGAAATCTTTATATAGATATGTTGCCGACTTTAGGGTAGAAGTTATCGGCAATGTCTATGAGAATCAAGAGCTTTTGAAAGAAGGTGAGTAAAAATGGACCTTAACTTAAGAAAGGCTGAAATAATAGTGAAAGCATATTTTGAAGGATATTCTTTTTGGAAAGCAGTAGGCAAGGTTAAACGTAATGCAATAGAACTTGATGGAGATGAACTGTATGATACTGAAACAGGTAAGACAATTGGAGAGATTGACACTGCTACAGATGAACAGGTTAAGAATTTACTTAGATAAAAAGAGAGCTCTTATAAAAAGAGCCAAAAATAATAAATCGTTAATCTCATTTTATCGTGAAATGAGAGAAAAATCAAATATGGAGGTAATCCAATAATGGGAGAAATATCTGAATTGGTTATGGAAGGTATTCTGTGTGAAAAATGTGGATGCTTAATAGAAGATTTAATTCAAGAGGGTACTGATAAATTATTGCCTGGTCCAGGATATCCACGATTATGTGATGATTGTAAAAAGGGGGAAGATCATGAAAATAAAAAGTAAAGTGAAAATAAAAGATACAGACATAACAGCTAAGGTAATTCAAATAGGACAACATGGATTATGTTTACTATCTTCTGATGAATTCGGAGTATTTGATAGGACTGTATATGGACCATGGGAACTTGAGGAGATTAAAGAGGAGGATAAATATGAGCAAATTATATGAAATAAGTGAAAGATATAAAAATATTCAGGTACTTTTAGATAATCCGGAGCTTCCAAATGGAGAAATAAAGAAGGCTCTTAATGAAATAGATGAAGAATTTGATTTGAAAGTAGAGAATGTAGCAAAGGTTATAAGTGCTATGAATTCAGATAGTGACGGAATTAAAAAAGAAATTGAAAGGCTGCAGGAGAGAAAAAGAATTGTAGAAAACAGAGTAAAAGGTTTGAAGAATTACATTTATGAACAGATGCAGACTACAGGCAAGAAAAAAATCAAAGGTACATTATTTACACTGGCAATTCAAAAAAATGCTCCTAGTGTGAATGTTATAAATGAAGATGATGTTCCAGAAAAATATAAAGTACATCAACCTTACAAACTTGATAAAAAGGCCATATTAGCAGACCTTAAGCAGGATGTAAAGATAGATGGTGTAGAGATAAAACAGAGTACAAGTTTAAGAATCAGATAGGGAGGAAATTATTTATGGAAAATACATTAATGAAATCACAGAACCAGGTAATAAGTTTATTGGACAGTGTAGAAATAGGCGAGGTAAGAAATACATTAGGTAAGATAGCACAGTTTCAATCAATAGTTCAGAAAACATTAAAAAAAGGACATGACTATGGCGAAATCGGAGGAGTTACAAAGCCAACTTTACTTAAACCAGGTGCGGAAAAGTGCTTATGCTTATGGGGCTTACAAGTGAATATGACATAATTGAAAAAATTGAAGATTATGATAAGGGAGTATTTGCATATACCATCAAGTGCATATTAAGAAAAAATGGCCAAAAGATAACTGAGGGCGTTGGAAGTTGCAATTCCAAGGAGGACAAGTATCGTTGGAGATGGGCCAAAGAAGATGATTTACCTATAGGATCAGATATAACTACTTTAAAGAGTAAAACGAATAATTATGGTACCACAAAATATAAGATTGAGAATGACGATATATATAGCCAGGCCAACACAATACTTAAAATGGCAAAGAAAAGAGCACAGATAGATGCAACACTTACAGTAGCAAGTCTTTCAGAAATATTTACACAGGATATTGAGGATATGACTCAGTTCCAGGAAAGAGAAAACATAGAGAATATGAAGGCTGATGAAGTAGTAAACATTCAGGTTAAGTTCGGAAAGCACAAAGGAAAGACACTTGGACAGATAATGTCTGAGGCTCCAGATTATATTGAATGGCTAGCTAAAAATGCCAAAGATGCTTCCATGAGAAAAGCATGCTCAATGGTTCTCAGCAGTAAAAACAGTAAATCTGATGATGTTCCTAATGAACCACAGCAGGAAGATATTCCACCAGTAGATGATAGTGATTTACCCTTTTGATTTTGAGGTTGATGAAGAGTATAGACAGATGGAACTTAAGACTAGAAGAGATATTTTGATTTGTACTAGATAAGTAAAACAATTGAAAAATTTTAAACTAGACATGCTAGTACCGATCTAGCAGTCTGATTTAAAATTCCTGAGAGGTGCTCACATGAAATATATAAGTGAAATTAATGCTTTCTATGATTGGCTCGAACTAAACGAACTATCGACATCAGCAGTTGCTCTATGGTACGCATTAATGCACATAAACAACAAAGCTGCATGGGTAGAAACATTTACGGTAGCCGAATCGGTGTTAAGTATTAAGACAGGCTTATCAGGCAGGGGAGTAAGAAATGCAAGGAATGAATTAAAGCAAAAAGGGAGAATTGATTTCAGAAGTAGAGTTGGAGGAAAAGCTCCCATATATACAATTATATCTTTCGAAACAGGTATAAATGGTTTTAACAAAAATTCATCAGTAAAACGGGTACCGTTCTCGAATACTGATGTCAGTCCCCCGGAACAACCTAAGGAAATGAATTCCGAGGAAAAAACTTCCACGGAAATGAGTTCCGCAGTTACTTCCGTAGGTACTTCCGCAGGTCGTGCCGGAGATACTTCCGTAGATCGTGCCACATTAATAGACACAGATACAGACACAGATAATATTATTATCAAAAAAGAAAATAAAGAAAAAGAGCATTGGGTGATGGCCTTGGATTATTTCTGTGAAAAAACAGGTAAGCCAGATACCGAATTAAGAATACGCGAAAGAGAAGCAGCTCAGGAAGTCTGCAAAGAGGTACCGATCCTCGAAACAGTTCTCAAGGGGATAGATTATGCTTTTGACAAATACAAGCCTGATACTCCTGAGGACAAAATAAATTCTTTTTGCTATTGTGTAGGACCCATAAAAAAGCTCTGGAAGTATGAAAAATCCAAGAAGGATGGAGGTAGTAAACATGCAAGTACTGGACAGAATACTGAGTCAAGTCCGTATGACTTCTCAAGGTTCGGAGGATAAGCCTGTTGTATATAAATGCTCCGAATGCCAGGACACTGGATGGGTACAGACAGATGCAGGATATAAAAGGTGCCAGTGTTATAAAAAAGAGCAGGTATTAAGGCTCTGGAAAAACTTTGGTGTAAATCCTGCTAAGGTAAAGACCTTGAATGATTACAAGCCTTATGACGATCCGACAAAGGAGGCTAAAAATAAAGCTATAGCTTATATACAGGACTTTGAAAACATCAGGAACACAGAGAAGAACAGCTTTGGATTATTTGGACAACCAGGGGCAGGGAAAAGCCATATTGTGATTGCTATAGGAGCAGCTCTTTTGAAAAAAGAAAATCCAGTCCAAGTGGTGTATATGCCTTATCTTGAAGCTATGAGAGAGCTAAAGTCAAACGTGAATGATGATGAATATTACTTAAGGCTTTTAGGCAGGTACCAGAAGGCAAAGGTGCTCATAATAGACGATCTGTTCAAGGACAAAGTCAAAAATGGACAGCTCATAAAAGACAGATACGGAAATAAAGCATGTCTGAATGAGGCTGATATAAAGCACATAATGCCAATTATAAATTACAGGTACTTGAACCACCTGCCAATTATTATAAGCACAGAGTGCAAACCTGACGTGCTCATGGATTTAGACGAGGCACTGGCGGGAAGGATACTTGAATCCTGCGGAGACAACATAACGATCTTTAAAGGTCAGCAATACAATTACAGAATGAGAAATTTTAGTAAAAAGTGAGGTAAACAGGTGGACATAGATAAATTTAAAAAAGTGTGCAAACATGCAGTCCAGTATTTTGGAGAGACTTCACGTAAGCAACTGGCACAAGAAGAGTGTGCAGAACTTATCCAGGCTCTTAGTAAAGACCTTAGGGGGAAAAAGCACAACGTCGAGGAGGAAATCGCAGACGTGTTAATTATGATTGAGCAGCTGTTTAATATTTACGACATGGAGAAGATGAATAATAACTTGAATATGAAAATTGACAGGTTAGATAAACTTATGGAATAGCAAAAATTTAGTCGAAATAAGGGCAAATTTAAAGGAAAATAGTACAAGCAGTATATTTATATGTATTGAAATTAAAACAAGCTTAAAATGGCTATACGCGAGTTCAGAGAATAGGAGTGAGGAAAAGTGGGTAAAGGATTAACCAATAAAGAAAAATGCTTTGTGTATTTTAGTGAAAATGATGATAAAGGCAGGGATGAATTAATAGCAGATGCAGCAAGAGAATTTAAGATAACCAAGATGTCAGTAAAGACCTATTACTATGCATGGAAAAAAGAATATATGGATGGAGCTATCCAAGGAATCAATCACAATCCAAGGGATAAAGGCAAACCCAAAGTTGTGAAAAAGAAAGAAAGTCTAACGGATGAAATGATAGTTGAGGAGTTAAAGAAACATAATTTTAGCTATCTTGCTGAAACACCTGAAATGATTAAATGTATTGCAGATAAATTTAGACTAGAAGAACATACTGCAAAATTTAGAATAGACGAATTATTAAAAAATATAGATAAATCATTAGAAAATAGAGAACATGTAGAGGTAAAACCAAAGGAGGAGACAAAAGTGTCTGAGGTTAAAAAGGATGAAAGATTGACAGAAGAAGAGATGAATGAGTTATGTGAAAACACTGAATATGAAAAACCAAAACCTAAGAAATTATTAAAAATAGCACTGCTTCAAGGTAAGGTAATGAACTATGAGATTCAAGATGAAGGATTCCTTTTAAGGCAGGGGAATTCCAGTAACACAATCCCTATAGGCAAAAAGGATATTGATGATTTCATTGCAGAACTCAAAGAGCTGAAAGAAGTGATTGTGTGAGTAAATATAAGTCTGAAAAAATAGTTGTAGATGGCATATGCTGAAAGGAGTTTTTATAAATGGGAAAATACAGAAACCTGACTGGCATGAGATTTGAGAGGCTTATTGTTCTTAAAGATACGGGGAAAAGAAATAACAGCAAAAGAGTTATATATTTATGTAAATGCGATTGCGGAAGAGAAATAGAGACAACAGGATTTAATCTTCTAAGAGGAGATACTAAATCATGTGGTTGTTTAAAAATAGACAAGATAACTAAACATGGATATTATAAAACAAAATTATATAAAATATGGGCTGACATGTTAAGCAGGTGCAAGAACAAAAAATGCGTAAACTATAAATCTTATGGGGCTAAAGGAGTTAGAGTCACAAAAGAATGGAATAACTTTATCCCATTTAAAAACTGGGCTCTGAGCGCTAGCTATAAAAAAGGTTTATCTATAGACAGAATAGATCCTTATGGAAATTATGAACCGTCTAATTGCAGATGGGTTACAAGGAAAATGCAAGATAGAAATAAAAGGAATAGTCTATTCGTAGAAATTAAAGGAACAAAAATTGATTTACAGGATTTATCGGAGCAAAGCAACTTAAGCTATTCGTTGCTGAAATATAGATATCATTTAGGAATTAAGAACGAAAATATATTAATTCCTCCACAAAGGGGGAAGAAGCTTGAACAAATATAAAAATGATTGGATTGTAGTAGACGGAATAAAATTTCAAAGCAAAGATGAAGCAAAATATTATGAGTACCTCAAACATCTTAAAGCTTATGGAATGATAAAAAACTTTGAGTTACAGCCTAAATTTACACTGATACCAAAGTTTAAATACAAAGGAAAAACAGAAAGGCCAGCCACATATACGCTTGATTTTTTAATATATAACCTTGATGGAACTGAAACTTATGTTGATGTCAAAGGCTTTAGTACACAACAGGGTGAGTTCAAATTTAAACTACTAAAATCCCTGCATCCAGATATGGATTTTAAATGGGTAGCAAGGTCATTAAAATACGGAGATAGATACGGATGGATTGACTTCAAGGAGCTTCAGAAAAAGAGAAGGGAGAGTAAGAAAAATGGAAAATAAAAGGAATATGCAAAATGTTGATATTAATAACCCTGCATTCAAAATAATATTTGATTCTTTAGATGTCAGGATAAAGGCTATAATGGATAAAATTTACGATGGAAAAGATTTCGCAAGTGGAGATATAACTTTAAAGATAACTCTTGGAACTAAGGACAATTCAGAAGATTTTGTTGTGATAAAAAATGGTGAACTGACTAATAAGAGATATGAATATAGAAGCCTTGACATAAAACATGCTATTACAACAACATTAAAGAAAACAGATAAGACTGATGGAGAATATATAGGACAAAAAGAACTGGTTAAAAATGGTGATGGTGAGTACGTTGAGGTTCCAGTAAGGGATTCACAGATGAATATGTTTGATAAATAATTGGAGGTATGAAAATGTTAATGGTTGAATTTTGGAAACAAAAACTAATAAAGATAAATAGTGAAATTCAGGATGCAGAGCTGGAGAAGGACTTTAAGAGAGTGGCCAGGTTGGAGAGTGAGAAGGTTGAGATTAGGAAAAGGATTGAGGAGTGTGAAAGTAAGTAATGTGAAATTATTGCGTATTAAAAATAAACTTGAATTAGGAGGTCTTTAAATCAAATGGAAGATTGTAAAAACAAAGATATGTTAATATCAAAAATTAATGATACCGTTGAAATATTAGAAGAAATGAAAAATAATTTTGAAAAAAGGACAACAGGATATTTTACATTAACTACTGCAATTAATTTATTAGAAGATTATAAAAATCAAATTTAAGTTACAATCCAAAAACTGTAAATAAAAAAGCCAGGGGTGAAATCCTGGCAAAGCAATGATTAATAGGAGAACTACAATTATTGAAATACTGGGGATTCATCATCCCCAGTATAAAGGTAACTATCAATATACTTCAGCATAATATTTTAGTTTATGTAAACATTAATATTAATAGATTTAATATATTAATAACCTTATGTGAAATAGGATGCACAAAAACCAGATATATTATACTGGAAATTTTATGTATTATACAAAATAAAAAAAGACCAGGAGGAAAAATCCTGGTAATGCATAAAAACAAAATGGGAGAAACATTTATAGTATGTTCGGAAAATCAATTTATTATACATGACAGGAAGTGAAATCATGGAAGAATTAACTGAACTAGAGAGATTAAAACTTTCTTTGGAATATAGTACTTCGGAGAAACATAAAGAGATACTCAAAGAGAAAATAGATAAGATTGAGAACAATGTAGATAAGAAAAGTGACATGCAGCAGAGCTTTTTATAGACATAAGTAATAAATAGGTGGGAGGGACCGTTGTGTTAGACAAGGAGATATTTAAAAAGACAGAAGGACAGTTATATGGCTATTTTAGAGATCTTAAAGAGATAGAGCTTTTGGAAATAGACTGTCGGGATCTTCAGGACCAGGAGAAAAATATTGAATGGGATATAGAACATTGTAATGTTTATGTTAGTTCAGATAGCCATATGAGTCCTAGTTTTAGTGAGAGAGTACAGACGAGTCCTACAGGTGAAGGAGTGGCAGAGAAGGGCATTATACGAGAAATTGAAAAACTTGAGGATGAACTTGACTATGTTAGAAGAAAGCTGCTCAGGAACAGGGCTAGGATAAGAAAATTAAACAGAAGTATAACACATTTGAAGAAAGTACTTACGGTTCCTCCACTATCTAAAGAGATGATGGATTTTGTCATTTATAAATATAAGCTGAGTAAGAGTATAAATTATATAGCCAATGAAATGTATGGTGGTGTAAGGAGCACTGCTTACAGGAGGCGTGAGGAGATACTAGAGGATATTGTGAAGTGGGAAGGATTGTATGGCGATAGGTGAAAAGAATTCGTAATATGCGAGTTCTTTTTATTTTTTGTAAAAATTAGCAGGAATATAGAAAATAATGGAGAAACATTTATATAAATATGTTAAAGGGGATGTAATTTATGAATGCTAAGGTAATATCTTTTGTTAATATGAAAGGTGGAGTTGGTAAAACAACATTAACTATTAATATAGGAAATGAGCTGGCTAAAAAAGGTAAGCGAGTACTAATAGTAGATATGGATCCACAATTTAATGCAACTCAAAGCCTACTTTTATATAAAACAAGGCTTGTAAATTCAGGAGAAGCAAATTTTGACAATGAAGAAGTTTTAGTTAACCAAGAGATTAAATCAACAGAATATTATAAAGAACTGTCAAATAATAAAAAGACTGTACTTCAATTATTTGAAAAAACAAATATTGTAGAACCACTTCCAAATTCGGGACTTGATCAAAAAGTTTCTGACAATTTATATTTTATACCAGGAGATTTAAAAGTGTCAAAAGAAATTCCAGGGGATAATGCTAATAAAGTTGGCGTATTAACTAAACATTTTGCTGACAATCATATTTTGGAAAAGTATGATTATATTTTTATTGATTGTCCTCCAACATGGTCGATATTAACTCATTCTAGTTTATTTGCTTCTGATTATTATGTGATACCTAGCAAAGTTGACTTGTATTCATCAATAGGGATAAAATTATTAGAAGAACAAATAGATGAAAAGATTACAAATGATACTGTATATAAAATGACAGGAAGAAAGCTAAAAAGATTAGGGGTTATATTTACTCTAGTTCATAAGAAAATAAAAGCGGAAGAGGACAGAATGAAATATTTAAAAGAAGAATTTAGAGGAGATATTGAATTCTTTACAAGTACTTTTCCTCATATTCCATCAATATCAACGAAATTTATAATGATTGATGAGGTACGAGAAAATTCCACATATTCTGAGTTAGTTAATTCTGCTGAAAAAATAACGGATGAATTAATATCAAAAATATAGTTAAGGGAGGATAGAATTTTGTGAATAATGAAGATAGAACTTTAAAACAAATTAGAGATGATATGAAAATAATTACCACTAATAAATTAAATATGTCTCAAAGTAAATTACTGTTTATGGGAATTATTTATGAGATTGTTTTAAGAAGAGATTTATTTCCAATGAATTGTGATTTAAAGGCATTTATAAATAAAATTTTTATAAAGCGTTTTAATGATAAAATTCCCTTTAAAGAATACTTATATTCTTCAAGGACGCTTTTAGCTTCAAGATTACAAAAAAATATATATTTAGATTTGCAATATAATCAAATTATAGAAATAGTACAAGAAATATATAATATATTTCCGGTTGATAAGCCTAAAAAATCGGTTAACTCGAAAAACATTAACGCTAATCTCGAATTAACACAATGGATGAATTTTATCAGGGAAAAGGATGAACGTAAATGAGTTATTCTGAGGATGCAATTAAACAATTTAAATTAATATTAAATCAATATGGGAATACTAATATTAAAGAAATATACAGAGATAACCTTATGAAAGTTTTCTGTACAATATATGCAATAAATTATCTTTCAAACAGGATTGATTTACAAAATTTTTTTAATTCTAATTACTATAAAATTTCATTTTCGTGTTTACTGGAATCATTCTCTCTGATTTTAAACAATTATCCACGAGGAACATCATTAGTTTTGAGAAGTAGTCTAGAAAATTTTATAAAACATTTAATAGAAACATCAAACAATATTAATGGAAAGCAGTATAGCATACATGATAGATCATATAGCAGAAATAAGAAAACCATGGAAGAAGTTATTAATAATGAATATGTTAGTTCCTTAAAAGAAAAGAGTATATCATTAAATAGTCAAATGGAAACTCAATATAAAAGACTTTCAGGATTATCACATTCATTAACTATTGAAAGTAAAAATAATATTGTAAAATATTTTTCTGATATAGCAGTTTTAAATAAGGACAATTTGGATACTGTTTTTGAGAAATTATTTGCAGTATTAGATCAAATATTTAGCTTTTGCATAATTATCTGTCAACCAAGTTTGAAAGAATGGGATTCACATGAATTAGGCAAAATTCTTAAGATGACTTTTGGTGCTAGAAAAACAGAGAGTTTTAAAAAAATGTTAAAATCATGAGACAAAAATGAGACAGATTTGGGACAAAAGTGAGACAAAGTTGGGAAAATATCTATGTAAAAGTATTATATACTATATATAGTCGATTATGGCTAAGACATAAGTTCTCCTTTTTTAATAAACCTATGGCCTCCAGGGTAAAATGGAGCTCCAATGCGGGAAACCGTAAAATTTAATACTATATATTGCGTGCAGGCACTTGGCTTTTAGCTAGGTGTCTTTTAACATTATTAATAAAATAGTGGAATATGTTTACATAGTATTAATAAATATGACATTAAACCGTAACAAATACTATATATAATTATAAGTGTCCTAAGGAAATACCTTAGAGAAAATGAAAATAATAGTTCCCCTATTATATAAGCAAAGATGATAACAAAAATAAGTACTGGTCAAAACTGGTGCTTATTTTTGTTTTTGAAAGAAGGTGGAGAGGTGTGAAAGTGAAAGAGATCCTCAAGGATAAGATAGAAAAACAGAATAAGGATAAATCTAGGAGAGGCGAGCACCTCTCCTTTTATGATTATCAAAGACTTATGATGCATGACTGCTTTAGGAGAGTCAAGGGTGCTATTAAGAGGGTGAGGTGAGAGTATGATGTATAATCCATCAATACATGAGTGTATAAAAGATTGCTCATACTGCGCAAAGATACAGAAAGACAAAATAGGTTGCAAAGAGAAATTTATAGAATACTGTGAGAAGTGCCCTAACAGAAAGATAGGAAAGGTACATACATGTAGGTGTAAAAATACCATTTGTAAATATGGACTTGAAAATTAAGTCATATATTGACGAACGAAAGTTAAAGGATATTGGCTCCTTTTGTAGAAATATTATGCAAAAGGAGATGTATATTTTATGTCGTTTGAGAGCCATGGAGCAGCAATAAATATTGAACATACAATATGTAAAATTTTAAATTGTGATAGATTTGGATTTGGAGGTTACGCGGATGCAGATTTTATAGAGAGCAATCCAATTGAGCCATATTTAATTGGATTAGCAGCTATATATGCTAACTCAGCTAAAAAGAAAGAAATTGATAATTTTTTAGAAAAAATAGGTGAATTTCAAGGCAAAAATATTGTAGAGATAGGCATTGATACAATTCATCAATTAACCGAGGAATTTAGAAGCTTATTGTAGCTAATATGCTGAGGAAGGTAGGCGCAATTATATGAATTTAAAAAGATACCAATTTGAAATAGATCATATAATTAACGAACTAAGAAATTTAGAGAATGGCATTTTCTATGAGGAAGGATGTACAAAACATCCCGGAACTGCAAGTGCAAAAACAATAGCAACAAATTTAAAACAGGATTTTATAACACTCATGGGAAAAATTATAAAGGAAGAACCAGGAACTTTGGAAATTATAGATAAGGCTATAGGAGAAGACTCATAAATATAGTTTTTATAATAGTTCTTTCACTCCAAAACAAAACGAATAGGCAGGTGGTGACAGTGTAGAGATGCCAAGACAGAGAAGCCCGAACCGGGACAAAGCATTTGAGATTTACAAAGAGAATGACGGAAATATTGAAAATAGACAAATCGCAAAGACTTTAAATATATCAGAGAAAACCGTCAGTGGATGGAAATGCAAGGACCATTGGCAGGATAAATTGAATGGAGTACTCCAAAAGAATAATACGGAGTACTCCAAACGAAAAAAGGGCGGTCAGCCTAAAAATAAGAACTCAAAAGGTCATGTGAGCAGCGTACCGAAAGGTAATAAAAACGCTGAAACGCATGGCTTTTTTTCTAAGATTTTTCCGCCTGAAACAATAGAAATAGTGGAGGATATTATGGTTAAAGATCCGTTGGATATGCTGTGGGAAAATATAATAATTCAATATACGGCCATAGCAAGGTCCCAGAGAATTATGAGTGTGAAGAATCAGAAGGATTTGACTAAAGTACTCAAAAGAGAAAAGGAGTCCACTGGAGAAACTTCTGACAGCTGGGAAAAAGAATATGAACTGCAGTTTGCCTGGGATAAGCAGGCTACATTCCTTCAGGCTCAATCAAGGGCAATGAAAACTCTTGAGAGTATGATTAAGCAGTATGATGAATTGCTGAAGAGTAATCTTGCTACTGAAGAACAAAAGCTTAGAATTGATAAATTAAAGATTGATATTAGTAATTCCAGTGGTACCAATGAACATGACAAGGAAAATATTAAAGACTTTATTAATGCATCTACTTTAGATGAAAAACAGATAAAACAATTATTCAAGGATGATGAAAATGGGGAAGAAAAGAAAGATTAAGGGATTTAGATTTCAACCTTTCTCATTAAAACAGAAAAAATTGTTATTCTTCTGGGAAAAAGGATCACCGTTCCAGGACAAAGATATAGTAATTGCAGATGGAGCCATAAGATCTGGTAAAACTATTGCCATGATATGCAGTTTTTTAAGATGGTCCTTAAAGAATTTCAATGGTGAAAACTTCATATTGTCAGGTAAAACTATAGGAGCATTGAAGAAGAATGTTATAGGACCTATGCAGCAAATACTTACTTCATGGGGATTAAGATATAAATATAACAGGTCAGAAAATTATATCATTATTGGTGATAATACCTACTACATGTATGATGCTAATAACGAAAAGTCTCAGGACAGACTTCAAGGTTTAACATCTGCAGGTGCTTTTGCTGATGAAGTTGCTTTGTTTCCTCAAAATTTTGTAGATCAGATGATTGGTAGATGCTCAGTAGAAGGTGCAAAGATATTTATGAACTGTAATCCTGGTTCACCTTATCATTTTGTTAAGACTGAATTCATAGATAAATCCAAAGAAAAGAACATACTCTACATGCATTTTACAATGGATGATAATTTAAGCCTTTCAGAGAAGGTTAAAGAGAGATTTAGGAGGATGTTCACAGGAGTATTCTTCAAACGTTATATATTAGGTTTATGGGTACAGGCAGAGGGATTAATCTATGATATGTTTGACGAGGTTAAACATAAGGTTCAGTCAATAGTTAGGGATTACAAAGAATACTATATCAGCTGCGACTACGGAACCCAAAATGCCACTGCATTTTTATTGTGGGGTAAGTATTTGGACAAATGGTATCTTGTGAAAGAATACTATTATTCAGGCAGAGACAAGGGTAAGCAGAAAGCAGATGATGAATACTATGATGATCTAGTTGAGTTCGCAGGAGATAGAAAGATAAAAGCTGTAATAATAGATCCTAGTGCTGCAAGCTTCATAGCTTTTATAAGAAAAGAAGGTAAGTTTACAGTAAGAAAAGCTAAAAATGATGTGCTTGAAGGTATAAGAAATGTTGCAAGTGCATTAAATGAAGATATGATTCAATTCAATGACTGCTGTTTAAATACTTTCAAAGAGTTTTTCTCTTATATTTGGGATGAAAAGGCAATTGAAAGAGGAGAAGATAAACCATTGAAAGTTATGGATCACGCTATGGATGCAGTTAGATATTTTGTAAATACAATATTGTATAAAAATGTTGATGGTAAATATGCAGATTCTGTTTATAACAAAGGCAGAGGTCTTAAAAATAATGTTTACCGTAGGAGGAAAGGAGGTACCGTATTCTAGTGAATACTAAACAACAATTATTAGGATTAACATCCATTCAACTAAAGGAAAGAAAACAATGCAAGAATGATTATTTCTATTACAAAGGAAAATGCCAGGATGAGCAAAGGGCAATAAGTGATCCGGACACTATTGGACAATCATGGACAGTTAGTGATGATTTGGATTACATACCAGCACAGGACATAAGGAATAAGGTGGGTCCACTTCTCCGCAAGCAGGCAAGATTTATGTTTAGTGTGCCCCCGGACATTTTATTCAAGCCTTATGATGTTGATGATAAATATAAATGTGAAGAATTAAGACAATTTATAGATAAAATTCTTGCAGACAACAGCTTTTGGAGTGATACTCTAAAGGCTTTTTTAGATTGTACTGTAAGAAGAAGGATACTTTTAAGAGTTGAAGCTAATCCAGAACAGCCGATAAATATTTTTTATAATTCTATCAATGATTTTACTTATAGAACTACTGCACAAAATTATAAGAAACTTAAAGAAATTATTTTAGTGGTTCAAGAACCTGATACAACAGACTTGCAACAGGACAATCAAATATGGTACAGGCATACTTATAGTTTAGAAAATAGTTCATGTAAGCATAAAATAGAGACATTTGTGAATGGAAACTTTGGTACTCCTGCATCTGTAGTTGAAGTTGATACTAAACTTGACAGGCTTCCAGCTTGGGTAATTCTGAATGACTCAATGCTTGGAGATATACATGGCCAAAGTGATGTGACAGGTCTTAGAGATGCACAAAATAGTTACAATAGAAAAGTTTCTGATTATGCTGATGCACTGAGATTTAATATGTTTGGTGAGCGTGTAATCATAGATGCTGATGAAAACAGTGTTAATAGTTGTAAAGTAGCTCCAGGAGCAATAATTCCTTTAGTTAGTAAAGATGAAGATCATACCGCAGATGCTAAAAGGCTTGAAAGTTCATTTACATCAGCAGATCCGGCAGAGAAGTTTCTTGATAGAGCTGAAAAAGATATGTATGAGATGTTAGATATGCCGAAACAAGAGGAACTTAAAAATGTTCCTTCAGCTAAGGCGTTGAAGTATCTTTATAATGATCTGATAGCCAGATGTAATGAGAAATGGAATACATGGGAGCCGGTAATCAAGGATTTGATAAAGCTGATTATTGAGTGCTGCAGTAAATTTAATTGCTATAAGGATTGGAATCATGAATGGGATGATTTAGAGTTCAATATTGTGTTTAATCATAATTTCCCTATTCCAGAGGACATAGATGATAAAAAGACATTGGCCATACAGGAGGTTCAGAGTAATGTAAGAAGCCACAAGTCCTATATTAAAGATTTCTCCAATACAGAGGATGTAGATGGAGAGATGGATGAAATAATCAAAGACATAGCCGATATAACTGCGGCTGAAAATGAGCAGTTTGTTCCTAATAATGAATAGGTGATTGCATTGAATGAATATGAAAAGTTAATTGATAGCTCTAGAAAAAAACAATCTAAACTAAATATTGAGCAATACAAACATATAAGAGATTTATACAAGGATGTTTCTAAAAGTCTGCAGGTGAAAGCTAATAGAGCAAAAAAAGGCAGCCTCACAGAGAGATGGGCAAAAGATTATAAAAAGGCTGTAAGAGCACAAATCAAGCAGATGAATATAGTTTTGAAATCTACTATATCTGAAAATATGAAAAAAAGTGCAGAAAATGCCAGTGAGATACAATTGGATTTTTTTGACGAAATCAATATGAGATACGGATTGGGACTTAGTGAATCTTTTAAGAATATGTTTTCTAGTGTTCCTAATGATGTATTAAAAGAGCTTGTTTCAGGTAATTTCTATAAAGATGGTAGAGGGCTTTCTAAAAGAATATGGTTCAATGAAAACAAAGTAAATGGGGATATTGATTATATTATTCAAAAAGGTATTGCAGAAAAGAAGAGTGCTTATGAATTGGCACAGGATCTTCAGGAATATGTTAATCCAGATTCTAAAAAGGATTGGCAGTGGAAAAAAGTCTATCCAGATACTGCAAAAACAATAGATTATAATGCACAAAGATTGGCAAGGACTTCTATAAGTCATGCTTATACATTATCAATGATAAAAAGTTGTGAGAAAAATCCTTTTATTGAGAAAGTAAGATGGCATAGTGTCTTTGCACCTGGTAGAACTTGCCCATTATGCAAAGAAAGAGATGGCAAAGAATATTTACTTAAAGATTGTCCTGTAGATCATCCTAACGGATTGTGTTATCAAGAGCCTTTACTGGATGATAGTTTAGAGAATATAGGTTCAAGGCTTAATAGTTGGGTAAAAGGTGGCAGTGATAAAGATTTAGATGCTTGGTATGATAAATACGGTGATTATTTTAGTGGTAATTAAGGAGTTGACCAGAATATGAGGAAATCTTTTGGAAATATGATGTTGCACTGTGATAACTGCCATAAGCAATTTAAAATTAGGAAGCTTAAAACTAAGTGGATTGATGATAATGTTCAAAGAACTTATTTTATCTGTCCATACTGTAAACAGGAGTATACTTCATTTTATACTGATAAAAGGGTAAGAAAAAACATCAAAAAAATTGAAAAGCTACAATCTGAAATGGAGAGTATAACGGAACAGAATAAAGAGATAATGCAGGAACTCAGGCAAAAGTATGAAGGGGAGTAGGAAATGAATAATATAAGTAGATTGTCAGAGCAATGTAGAAAATGTCATAATGTGAAAAGTTGCAACAATAAGAGAATAGAAGCTTGTACATTGTGCTTTTAATAAGTCTTAGAGATAGGGCTTTTTATTTTATAAAAATTTAGGAGGTAATATCAATGAGTATCAAAGAGTTAGAAAAATGTTTTTATATAGCAAGTAAGAGAGGCATTAAGTATATAGGTGTAAAAATTCAAATGCAAGGATTTCCAAAGCCTGAGATTATAATAAATGAAAATGAGAACTTTGACAGTAAATTTGCTTATTATAAAAAGGCTTATAATGAGGAATTAACGCTTAAAACTTTTAATGGCATTAAAATAGTTGGTTTTACTTATGGAAATAGTTTTGAAGAAATAGAAAAAGATTTAATTAAATGAAAATAAGGAGGAATTACAATGCCAAAATTAAGTGAAATATTAGGAAATGCTGCTTTTGCTCAAATACCGGAGGACGTTAAAAAGAAATATGCCGACATTGATTTGGTGGATAGTACTGGTTATATTGAAAAAACTGAACTTGACACTGTAAACAATTCTATCAAGGACTATAAAAAGCAACTGAAAGACAGAGATAAACAGCTAGAAGATTTAAAAGAAAAAGCAAAAGGTAATGAAGAACTTACAGCTGAAATTGAAAGGCTCAAAGATGAAAATAAAAATGTTGCCAAGGATTATGAAGCCAAGATTGAAAAACTGAACTTTGATACTAAGCTTGATAAGGCTCTCACAGGTGCCAAGGCTAAAAATCCTAAGACAGTAAAAGCACTTTTAAACCTAGAAAACTTGAAGTTAGATGGGGAAGATATTATTGGGTTAAAAGAACAGCTTGAAGCTTTGAAAGAATCTGATGGTTATTTGTTTGATGAAAATAGCACTGAAACAAATACCAATGCAGGGGCAGGAGGAACTGGTAATATAGGTAATCCTGGTAATTCTAATAATGGTGGAAGTGAAAATAACAAGGGTAAAAGTTTAGGCGAAAGACTAGCTGCTGAAAAGGTAGAGGCCGTTAAAGCAAGTGAAAATTTAGATAGCTTTTTCTTAAAATAACAAGGAGGTATAAATAATGAGACAAAGTACACAAAAAATAAGTGTAGGACAGAAGGATATAAGAGAAATAGCAGGAGATCATTTTGTAAATATAAATATAAAGGTGGCTAAAACAGATGTTGCTGCAAAATTAATTGATGGAGTACTTCCTGCTGGAATTTTAGTAGATAAAGATGGTAAACCAGCTAATGGTACTACATCTTTTGGAATACTTTTTGAAGATATTGATTTTAATAATTCAATGGGGACAGAAATACTTCCAGTAATGATACATGGTTTTGTAAATAAATCTAAAATTGAAGAGTACTCAGGTGACACAGTTACGGATGAAGCTATAACTGCTCTAAATATGATTAAATTTTTATAATGAATTAGGAGGGAAAGATAATGGATTTAAAAGATTTTATAAACTCTAAAGAAATAGCTTTATATATTAAAAATTTACCACCACAAACAACAATAGATCAGGCTTTATTTCCAGTTACTAAACAATTAAGCACAGAAATAGAGATAGCAAAAGGTGCAAATCTAAAGCCTGTAGCTTTAAGACTATCTACATTTGATACAGCTGCTAAAGTAAGGGCATTGAAAGCAGACATATCTGTTGAAAAGAAAGAAATGCCATTTTTCAAAGAAGCTATAGGAATAAAGGAGAAAGATAGAAGAGATTTAATAATTGCACAGAAAAGCAACAATCAAAACTTAGTTGAATTTATAACTAAAACTGTATTTGAAAACTATGCAACTTTAGTAGCAGGTGCAGATGTTCAATCAACTCGAATGAGAGCTCAAGCTATTCAAAAAGGTGAGATAAATATAACAACAAAAGATGGAGACATTGTAGTTGACTATATTATACCTGCGGAACACAAGGAGGTATTAGCTGGAACTTCAGCATGGAGTGATCCTTCGTCTGATATAGTTGGAGACATAGATAGATGGCAAAAAGTATTTACTGATGAAGGATTGGAAAAACCAAGCAGAATGTTATTAACGCAAAAAACCTTCAATTATATTACACAAAATACTGCAATAACTAACGACCTTAAATCAAGAGTATTAGGAGAAGTTATACTAACTGATTCAGACTATGTTTCTTTCTTAAGTAAAAAATTAGGACTGCAGATAGCTATTTTGAATGGTACCTATGTAAATGAAGAAGGAGTAACTATGAATTTTTATGAGGATGATCTAGTTACTCTTATACCTGCAGGTAGTTTAGGAAAAACTCTTTATGCTGTTACTCCGGAGGAATTTGATAAAGAGTATGGAAGTGGAAAACTTGATACACAGGTAATTAAAACAGGAATAGCAATAACTACTATGGTTAAAGAAGATCCTGTTGAGGTAGATACCAAGGTATCACAAATCGTTTGTCCATCTTTTGATAGAGCAGAAGAATGTTTTTTCGTAACAGTAGCATAGTGAAAATCAAACTTTATATGTGTAGAAGGGATTGATATAAATGGCAGTATCTAAAGAAAGTAAAGAAAATATGATTGAAATAACTACGGAAGTTAATATTCGTTATGATAAAGTATCCAAGAAAGCAGGAGAGAAACTTAAAATAAGAGAATCTGATTTGGAGGAGTTTAAGAAAAAAGGATATATAAAATATATTAATCAAGATAGTATACAAGATTCTACTCCACCACAAAATCCACCTGCAAATGGTAAGTAGGTGAAAATATGGCCAGTGATTTAGATATATTAAAATTTAACATTCAAGAGAAAGAGTATCCTTATTTTGATGATGAGGATCTACAGTTATTGCTTGATAAGAATAATGGAGATATACAAGCTGCAAGTTATGAGGGGTGCATGAAAAAAGCTGTAGCAGATGATTCTCTTACATTGTCTGATATAAAACTTTCTAGTAATAGAGAATATTGGCTTAGTTTGGCTAAACAGTTCAGACCAGAACCTCAATATATTACAACTATGAGGAGAGCTGATGGCCAATGAAATGGGATGAGACTAAAAAGCAGAGAATAAGAAGACAACTCATAAGAAAAGTTACTCCATTTATGAAGGATATAATAATTCTAAGAACAGGCAAAAATGTATTTGGAGAACATCAGGAAGATCAATATGTCTGTACTGTTAAAGGATACTATCATAAAGGTGATACTTATATAACCAATTTCATAAATGATGGGGCAAACTTAAATAGAAATTATGAAGACAGGATTTTGTTTATATTAGATGATGAAGTCAAAAAAATAAAAGACCATGATTATTTTAAACTTGATGATGTTATGTATGAAATAATTGACAAGGGTAATATTGAAGATATTGTTTGGGATACTTATTTGAAAAGGAAGGAGTGAGAAAATGTCTGGTTTTAAGTTTGATGCATCTGATTTTTTAAAGAAAATTTCCAGTGGAAGTGACGGAGTAAATGGAAAAATGAAAGCTGCAGTTGGAGTTCACTGTGATAACTATGGTGAAAAGATGGAAGGATATGCAAAAAATAATGTTCCTTGGAAAGATCATACCACTCATGCACGTACAACCATAAAAGGTGGGTTTAAGTGGGAAGATAAAAGTAAATGCAGTGCATTTGTATCTGGAAATATGAATTACTCTCCATATCTTGAACTAGCTCATGCAAAAGGTAAAAGTTCAGATGATGAAGTTGGTATGGAGGTAGCTCCTTCTTTTTCTCAATTGGAACTTGCCAATGAAGGTAAATACGCTATTCTAAGACCAACAGTTAGAAAACTTACTCCTGAATTTATAAAAGATATGGCAAATCTTTTAAAGTAAGGTGATATTATGGCAGAAATCAGTTTTAAATATGCAGTTCCAGGAGATGTATTACAAAACTATATAAATGGAACATATACACCACGTACCATATGGGAGCGTGTTTTTTTGTTACTCAAAAGTAGAGGTGTAGATGTATATTCTCCAGGACAACATGAAGGAAAATGTACATCTCCTTATATTGTAGTAAAAAATACTGGAACCATGGGATTTCAGGGCAGTAATAAGATAGGATCTCAGACATTAGATATAATTATTTACTGTCCTAAAACAAATTATTCAAATATGGAACCATATACTACACAGGTTCAAGATTTTTTAATTGAATTAAAAGATTATATAAGACCTACAGGGAATATTACACCTGTGGTAATTGATGATACAGTAAGTGGATATACGCAAACAATTGAATATCAAACATTTCAAAGACTAAGGAGGTAAGAAAATGTCAGAGACTGAAACTTCATCCTTGCCAATTGCAAATATAGCACTGGCAGAGATAATAAATGAAATAACAGGTGAAGCATTTATTTTTGATACTGCTGAAAAAGCAGATGCAAAACCTGATCTAAGTAAAGGTAAAGAAGATATACTTAGGGTAAAAAATAGAGTTCTTGCTATGAATAGAACTGACGATATCTGTATTGGATATAATATAAAACTTACAGACAATACATTCTCTCCTGAAATTATGGCATTAGTGGATGGAGGCACTTCAACTCCAACGGGATATGAGGGTGCAGAAGTAGGAAAAGCAGTAAATAAAACTCCATATACCTTGAATTTATACAGCGAAGAAAAAGACTATGATTCATCAACACTTAGATATGTAAAATTCTCTTTTAAGCATAATAAAGGAACACCAGTTGAGTTTCAATTTGAGGATGGAAAGTTCTATGTACCTGAATTTGAATCAACTAGCAGGCCCAAGAAAGGTGAAAAACCTGTATATATTACTTTTGTGGATGAATTACCTGATGGAGAAACAAGTACCGGAGGAGGTTCTGGTGCAACAGTACCAAGCCCACCATCACCTACTACTCCAGATGAATCTACAGGAACTCCAGGAGTTACTATAGGAAGCGATTGTAAGGTAACGTGGACATTTGCCGATGCTGTAAATGATGCAGATGTAATAGGTGCCAATTTTAAAGTTACTAGAAAATCAGATGGATCAGTTATTCCAGGCAGTGTAACTATGGATACTACCAAGAAAATAATAACTTTTATACCAACAAGCATATCCGCAGGAGTTACTTATGAAGCTATTGCAGCATCAATCAGAAAAGCAGATGGCAGTGGCGATACAACTTCAGTAACAGTTGAATTTACTACAGCATAATAGGAGGAAAGTTTATATGAATGAATTAAAAGTAACAAGTATGGAAGAATTAAAAAACCAATCTACAGAGATAATAGAACTATCTCCACTTGGGGGTGATAAGCCTATTTGTGTAAGAACAAAGAGGCTCTCTATTTTGGGATTATGCCAAGATGGAAGCATACCTAATCAACTTTTGGGGGTAGCGAGAAAACTCTTCTATCAAGAAGATATACAAAAAGTAGATTTAAAAGAATATGGACAGATTATTGATATAATTTGTAAAAATGTTTTGGTAGAACCAAGTATGGCACAATTAAAGGAAGCAAATTTAAAACTTACAGATGAACAAAAATTTGAACTTTGGGCATATAGCCAACAGGGGATAGAGGGGCTAAAATCCTTTCGTAAGGTCACAAAGAGTGCTGTCGATAATAGCAATGGCAAAGACTTACAAAATAAGACCAAGCCAAATTTTAAGCATAAAAAATGATTATGATGCCTTCTGTTTTGATGAAGCGTGTGACTATATATTGAGTGAACTTTCTAAAGAAAAACCAAGAACACCTAAATGGGATGACAAGAAACATATCACTACAAATAGTAATGAAGATACAATTAAATGGATGATGAAGCATAATAAATCACTATAGCAATTGTTGGACAAGATATGAATATTTTGTTACAATATAGTAAAATTTATCTAATTGAGGAATGTTATTATGTGGATATTATATTTAATTGGAATTGTACTTTTAGTAATGTTTGCAAAATCTATGATACTTAATCCAATATTGTTCAAGAAAAAGTGGCAGGCTGTATTAGGATATGGTGTACCTGGTATTATTTGCTTGTTATTGTTTTTCGGATCTATACTTTTAGACTATAATGCTCAACAGGCTTATTTCAAAGACCAAAGTGAAAGGATTGCTAGTTCAAATTGGCAGCCACCAACAGTAAGTGGAAATGTTACACCGGTTAAGGCCACAACGGCTAATTCCAATTATGTAAGCATACCTGTTACAAATAATAGTGATTTACAAAAGGGACTTAGCGATCTACAAAAAGACCTTGATAATCTACAAAATAGTATTGATTCAGGAAATGCTAATCCTGTTGTTGCAAACACCACAAATGCTAAGAATACTACAGCAACTAATGATAGTATAAAAGTTTCTTTGGACAATCAGAGCCCTAGAAAAAATTCTACTATACATTTAACTGTTACTGGACCTCCAGGGAGTAAAGTAACTGCCATGTGTAATTATAGAACAACTATTACGCCTTATCCCGGAATAATAGGAAACAACGGGAAAGTAATAATTCCAATTAAGATAAGCAGAGCTACATCTGGTTTCAAGGTAGATATAGATGTGACAGTAGGGAGTACTACAGTACAAACTTACTTTATTCCGCAATAAAAATATAATAAATGGAGGAACGCGAAAATGAAAAGACTATTAGGAATAATTTTAATTGGAATATTGATTTTAGGATTGACTGCTTGTGGTGACAATGAAGTGAAACAACAAGAGGCTCTTGTCGATCCTAGTCAAAGTGCTATTGATTTAACGGTTAAAACGTTGAAACAAAATGAACTTGTTAGAGACGTAGGTATAGGAGTGCATAAAGACAAAAGCACTATTAAGATAGCAATACAAACAAAAGTGCCATTAAATGAACAAAATGCTAAAAGTTTAATAGATAGTGGGATAAGACAACTTAGTGGATTTAATGATGGCGAGGGCGGACAACCTAATAAAGATTATTATGGCAAGCTGTGGGATACTTGGAATGCTGAAGTAGTAATATTTGTAAATGAAAGCGAATTAACATTAAGAGGAGATAAGATACCTGGTAAAGATGCTCCAATAACTTATACCAATAAAGGTAATCCTGCTGATTAAAATTTATATTAGGATAATTTTTCAAAAAGAATCACTTAGGTGATTCTTTTTTCATTATAAAAATAACACTCATATTAGAAAAAGAGTGTTATTTAGATTTACTATTAATAATATTAATTAGTTCATTTATAAGACTGTCAGATTTTTGTTTAAGTTGCTCAATATATTCTTCACGACTATGCGCTTTATCATGGGATAACCAAGAGTAGGACTGCTCACTGCCAAAAAGCATATTTATTTCCCAAATAATTCTATAAAAATTATGAATTACTTTTAAAGCTGCAACATTTTGGAATTCCACATAAGCATTAATAGCTAAAAAGCATGTATCAATTATATTACGAACTAGTTTAGAAAATTCATAACCTTTATTATCACTTAATTTAACTAAATGATTTATGTCATCAATTATGATTTGGCTATTAAATGATTTGAGATCGGTTCTGCCAACCAAATAATCTATGGAAACATCAAAATAATTTGCAATCTTTTCTAAAGTATTGAAGTCTGGTTGCCTATTATTTAACTCGTAATGGCTTAGTGTAGTTCTACCTATGCCTAGTTCGTTTGCTAATTCACTCTGTTTAAGATTTTTACTTTCTCGTAATTCTTTTAATCTATCTCCAAACATAAATTTCCTCCTATACAAGTATTATATCAATAAATCTACATAATGGAGAGTAAAGTATTGACATTTTCCAAAAAAGAGATTAAAATATAATTAAGTTACAAAACAGAGAGTAAAAAGGAGGAATATAAGATGGAGATAACCCAAGTAATAAAAAGTGTTACAAGTCTAAAAATAGATACTACTAAAATAAAAATTGAAAGAGTACTTAAGGATTGGACTAAATCTAAATTAGCTGAAGAAGCTGGTATAGCAAGAAAAACATTAGCTAAAATTGAAAAGGGAACTGCTAAAAATGTAAGGATAACTACTATAGAAAAGATTGCAAAAGCATTAGGGAAAACAATTGAAGATTTTAAGGAAAATTAAAAACCTGTATGTTACCACAAATAACATACAGGTTGCCGAATAAGTTTTATAATACACTCACTATAAGTATTATAGCTTATTCCGGTAATAAAATCAAAGGAGAGTTATGATATGAATAATTTAGTAAAGTTTTTTCAAAATGATATGTTCAATTTAGCTGTGAAATTGGAAAATGGAGAATGGGTATTTGATGCTGAAAGAGTTGCTAAATGCTTAGGTATAACTACCATTGCCAAAAGCGGCAATGCATATGTTAGATGGCCAAGAGTAAATGAATATTTAAAACTTTCCACCGAAAGTGGTGGAAATGATAATTTGCCACAAGTGGCAAAAGGTGATTTTATACCAGAGTCTGCGGTGTACAAGCTAGCATTTAAAGCAAGCAATGAAGCAGCAGAGAAATTTCAAGATTGGTTGGCCGTTGATGTTTTGCCACAGTTAAGAAAAACAGGTAAATATGAAACTGGAAATGTGATAGATTTTGATGATAAGCTGGATAAGCTAAAGCTGGAAAAAGAAGGGTTGAAACTTGCAATAGACATATTAAAACCTAGCAAAGTATCAACTGTAAAAATGCTAAAACATTTTAATAAGTCTCAAGGGCTTTCTAGTGCATACTTACCTGAGTATATGGATGAAGAAGTAGGAAAGTCTGCTACAGAGCTGCTGAAAAAATTTAACTTACCATATACAGCAAGGAAATTCAACAAAATTATGCTGGACAAGGGATTCTTGGAAGAGAGAACCAGAAAATCAACCAACAAGCAGGGATATAAAAGATACAAAGTATTAACTGAAAAAGGATTGAAGTATGGTAAAAATGTTATCTCTTCAAGGGGAACAGAAAATGAAACACAACCACTGTATTATGAAAGCACTTTCATGGAACTCATAGATTTGCTGAGTTCTCTACAGGAGGTTATGTGATATGGAAAATAAATTAATGATTTTTGAGGAACAACAAGTTGAAATTTTTGAATTGAATGGCGTTATTTATTTTAATCCAAAACACGTTGCCCAATGTTTAGAAATAAAAGATGTGAATAGCAGTATAAGAAATTTTAATAAAAACCAAAAGAAAATTATTAGAAATTCGGATGTGCATAATATGCATATCCGAAGATTGAACAATGCAGGAGAAATTTTCCTAACAGAGAGTGGAGTTTATAAATTAGCTTTTAAAAGCAATAAACCTAATGCTGAAAAATTTTCAGATTGGGTAGCTGATGAAGTTCTTCCATCAATAAGAAAGACAGGTTCCTATTCAACAGAGAAATCTGAACAATTAAAAATTCAAGAGCCGTATAAATTAGTCAAGAAATTTTACAATAGCAACCCAGTAATGGTGTTTAAGGATTTAGAATTTCTTACAGAAACCTCAGTTCATAATATCAGTTATATAGTTAGGAGCAATAAACATTTTACTATTGGTATTGACTATTTTTTATTGGAAGCCAACGAACTTAAAAAGTTTAAAAAAGAAAACAATCTTTCTCCATGGATAGGTTCCTTGATTGTTATTTCAAAGCAGGGAGTTTACAAGTTAATAGATTTATTGAATTTATCAGAAGATGTTATAAGGAAAATTAAAGAATATTTTAAGATAGAAAGTCCAGTATCACAAAGTAAAGCACCAATTTTGGAGCAACTTCAAGCTTGTAAATTTATTGCTGATGATCTTAAAATGGGGGAGGCAATAAAGATGTCTATATACAGAATAGTTTGTGAAAAGAATGGAATTGATACTGCTGTTGTAGATAAGATAGAACATAATAAAAAGCTAAATATGGAGCTTAGAGATATTGCAATGAAATATGGAGTATACTTACTAGAACATTTTACAACTTATGAAATAACGGATATAAAAAATCAATGGATTTCTTATAATAATGTTAAATCAGATAAAGTTAAAATTTATATGATAAGATTGTTTGACGGTATTATTGAAATATCAACAAAAATAAAGAAAATATCTTAAAACGGAGCACTTACTTTTATAGTAGGTGCTTTTCTTATGCATGAAAGGAGGTAATGAGCTTGGACAAAGATGTGAAACAACAGGTTAAAAAAATAGAGCACAGGGTAGTTGATCCTGAAGGATCAGTTCAGGAGCGACTGCAATGTGCTCTAAATAATGTGAATAAATTTAAAAGAAAAGCTGCTCTAGCAAAGACAAAAAAAGAAAAACAAATTCTTTTAGATGAAAGCCAGCTTTTAGAAGTAACCATAAATAGAGCTATGGATTTACTGTGTCTTTGATAATATCATTGTTTTTTAGGGATAAGAAAATAGCTTTATTATTTTCTTCAATCATTTTGGCAATAGACTGTAATACGGCTTCTCTTTCAGCAACAATTGATTTTAAATTTTGAGGAACATTTTTATCATTATTAACTGATTCGAGTTTTTTATCTAAACAACAAGAATGTTCGTCTATAGCAATTTTAAGAAGTCGTTTTGAATTCAAACCTATTGATCTCATGTAATACCACCTCCTTTAAGGTGATAATTCTACAAAAATTTGGTAAATACCTTTAGAAAATAATGTAAGGAAGTGATAATGTGGCAATAAACGCAGGCTCAGTAGTTGCTTTTATGGAATTGGATACTTCAAGATTTACAAATGGTCTTAGTGGTGCAGGACAGCAGATGAAACAATTTATGAATTCAAACAATTCTGCTGAAACAAGAATTAAAAGCTTAAGTGGTGCAATGAATACCGTTGGTTCTACTGCTACTAAAGCAGTGACATTACCTCTCGTTGGAGTTGGTGCCGCAGCTGTAAAAACTTCAATGAATTTTGAAGCACAAATGTCAAAGGTTCAAGCTATAAGTGGTGCAACTGGAAATGGATTTAATAAATTAAGAGAACAGGCTATAAAACTTGGTGCAGATACTGCATTTAGTGCTACTGAAGCAGCTGAAGGCCAGGAAAATTTAGCATCAGCTGGATTTAAAACAAATGAGATACTTGAAGCCATGCCGGGCATGTTAAGTTTGGCGGCTGCAGGAGATGTTGATATAGCAACTGCATCTGATATAGCAGGAAGTTCTCTTAGAGGTTTTGGAATGGAAGCTGGCCAGGCTACTCATGTTGCAGACGTATTGGCTAAAACCGCAGCAGATACTAATGCTGGTATAACAGACACTGGAGAAGCTATGAAGTATATTGCTCCAGTTGCTCATTCGTTGGGAATAAGCTTTGAAGATACTACAGCTGCAATAGGACTTCTTAGTAATGCAGGAATTAAAGGATCTCAAGCAGGTACAACTTTAAGGAGTGCATTGACTAATCTGGCAAGTCCCACAAAATCAGCAGCATCAACCATGAAAGAATTGGGAATGAACTTTTTTGATGCACATGGAAAAATGCTTCCATTAGGAGATGTAATACAGCAATTAAAAGATAAAACTTCTGGATTAACGCAACAGCAGAAAGCTAGTACAATGGAAACTCTTTTTGGAAAAGAAGCTATGAGTGGAATGTTAGCATTGGTGGATCAGGGACCAGATAAGTTTAGAAGTCTTGAAAAAGGACTTAAAAACTGTGATGGTGAAGGAAAAAAGATGGCTGATACCATGCAAAACAACCTTAAAGGCGCTATTGAAGGAATGAAAGGTTCAATAGAAACTATGGGTATAAGAATTGGAGATGTCCTTGCACCTGGTATAAGAAAAGCAGCAGATTTTATAGGCAAGCTTGCTGATGGATTTTCTAATTTACCAAGACCTATTCAAACTGCAATTGTTTATCTAGGGATTATAGCAGCTGCTTTTGGACCTACAATGATTATATTCAGTAAGTTTATAACATCAACCATGGCAGTAGTTGGGGCTATGAGTAAAATTGGCAATGCAGCGAGAACAGTAGGAACTATATTTAGAGGATTAAGATCAGCTGCAAGTATTTTTTCAGCTCTTCCTGCACTTATTAATCCTCCAGTACTTATAACTGTTGGAATTATAGTTGGATTAGGATTGATTGTTTATGAAGTAATTAAACATTGGGATGCTTTTAAAAAATATGCATCTGCTTTTGGAAATGCTATAAAAAATATATTTAAATCTATTGGAGATTTTTTCTCTAAGTCAATTAAAGGCTGGAAGATGATATTTACTGGATTTAAAGATTTTCTTTCTAAATCAGCTAAAGGTTGGATACTAATATTTAAGAACTTAGGTCCTAACATGAAAGCTATAGGTAAATTTGTATTTGAGGGATTGTATAGTGGCATAAGTAGTATGACAAAAAAGATAGAAGATAAAGTTAAGTCTATAGCAGGATCTATAAAGGAAAAATTTAAAAATATATTAGGAATCCATTCTCCCTCAAGGGTATTTATTCAATATGGAAGTTATATAAGTGATGGATTAATTGAAGGATTAAGGCTCAAAGATAAGTTCGTAATAGATAAAATTAGTGATACTGCTAATGCTATATCAGGAAAATTTACTAAGGTATTAGATATTCATTCGCCCTCAAAAGTATTTACTGGTTATGGTGAGAATATAGGTCAAGGTTTAGTAGATGGAATGGAAAATAAAATGGATGATGTCAGCCAACAAGCAAAGGACTTGGCTGATCAAACTATACAACAGGGAAATGATAATAATACAGATTCTAATAAAAGCACAGTAGTAGAAACATCAGAATTAAATCCTAAGTCTCAATCAATTGATATTTTGAAATTTAATCAATTAGGCCAAAAAGCAGGCCAAGAATTTGTTAAAGCATATACTAATTCAATAAATGATGGACTTAAAAATTATCGAGTACCATTGCCTGAGAATAGTAAATCAAGTACTTATGGTAAAGATGTTATTAATTCTATAAATGCCTTGAAAAATTCACAAAAAGAAGAATTATCAGCAATTGGTAGCATAGAATCAGCTCAGGCAAATCTTTTTAAAAATTGGTCTAGTGCAAGCAGATCACAATTAAATCAAATGCAGGCATTGGTTAAAGAGCAAAATCGAATCACAGGTGCGTTAAATGCAGTTGCTTATAATACTAATTTAGCTAAAACAACAAAATGGTATAGAAATTTAAGTTCTGAAGCTTATAATTTTGGAAATACGTCAATAAAGGCTTGGGGAATGGCTGGATTTCATGCTTCAAGATATATGATGGTGCTAAATCAAGTCAAAGATACTCATACTAAAATGTTTAATAGTATATATCGTGAAATAGGTAAAATAACAGAGTTTCAGTGGACAATGGATCATAATGCTGATGCATACCTGTCTATATTGCTTGATATTATAAGAAATTATGGAAATTTAAGTACAGCGTTAGATACCTTTTTTACTAAGGCACATAAATGTTGGCAAACATTAACTAAAGATGCATCTAGCTTTGATAAAGCATTGAATTCCATAAAAAATTCTATGAATTCTATAAAAAACTCTATTACAGGTATTTTAAATTTAGGAGGAAAAATAACTAAGCTTTTTGGACAATTAATGTTTATTGCAGTCGCAGCAAAAAGCTGGTATTTTACATTCACAACATTAATTAAATTACTTGCAGGGATAGGAACTACAGGAGTGGCATCTGCAGGCAAGATAACATCATCTTTTTCTAAAGTTAATAAAGAAGTTGGAAAAACTCCAAAATTGTTTGCAAAAGTAACTTCAGTAGGCAGAAATCTACCTAATTTATTTTCTAAAATAGGAAATTCTTTAGGCAAACTTTCAGGTATTTTTGTTAAAGCAGGTTCATCTTTAGGAAAGCTACCAAGTATATTCTCTAGAATAGGAGTATCGGTTGCAAGTGCAACAAAATCAATATTAGGGTCATTTGGTAAGCTCATAAATGGATCAGGAAAGTTAGGAAAGGCATTTAATTTAATAAAGGTAATTTCAAAAGCTGTTTTCTCAGCATTACCGGCAATAATTAATCCTCCAGTACTTATAACAATAGGTATAATAGCTGGAATTGGATTAATAGTATATGAGGTCATAAAGCATTGGAATGGATTTAAAAAGAAATCGATGGCTTTTTGGCAAGGTTTTAAAAAAGGCTTAAAAGATGCATTTTCTGGAACACCATTTGCATTTCTTGGAATTGGTGGTGCTATTGTAGCTGGCCTTATAAAAGGTTTTGAAAAAGCATTTCCTAATGCTATTAAAAAAATAAAAGGGTTTGCTGAAAGTGTAAAAAATACTTTTAAAGCTGTACTAGGTATACACTCTCCTTCAACTGTTTTTGATGAATTTGGTGTAAATACAGGTCAAGGATATGTAAATGGAGTAGATAAGATGCAGAACCCTATAAAGCAGAGATTTATGGCCCTGGCAAATGGTATTAAAAAATTGGGTAATACAAAACCTGATTTTCATGGAATTGATAATATTGCATTAAATGGAGCCTATGAAGGTAGTAATAGTAGTAAATTAAGCAACAATATGAGAACTAAATTACTTAATTTTGATCCAAAGATAAATCTATATGTAACTGTAGCAGATACTGGAGAAAAAGGTACTGCAAAACTTACAGATGAAGTAAAATCAATGGCTAAAACCTCACTTAAAAATGGATTGGTAGATTTCTTTATGAATGATGTAATAAGAGATTAGAAACAAGGAGGCATCTTCTCATGCGTGAAAGATTAAAAGAGTTTAACATACAGCTTTTATATGATGATGGAACTGACACAGGTGCAATTATAACCAATTACAAGCCTCCTTATCCTGCATATTACAGAAAGGGTGTTAGAACTATTTCAGGGTACACCCAATTTCAGCAGAATTTTAAAAGTGATTGTATAATTGAATGCACTTTAGCATTTCAAGTTAAAGGTGAGACTGATGAAGAGACACAGAAGAATGTAGAAACCTATCTGATGTTTTTGAATAGATATTTTGAAAGGCTTACATTGATTAATGAATTTGATGTTACCTATAAAGGTTATATACAGGAACAGTTTGAACCGTCAACTCCTGTGGAGGGAGATATATATTATATAGCCATACATCTTTTATGTAATCATGATGTTTCCGGTTGGGTGAGTGATGATAATGGATTTTAGAGTAGAGATATACAAAAAGAAAGGTTATATAAGTTATGGAACCACAGATGCAGATAAAATCATATTAAGAAATAGCCTTGTAAGTATAAGAATAAATAGAGCCAAAGATACACAAGTATCAGAAGCTACAATAATAGCAGAATATGAAAAACTTCCAATTGCAGCATTTCAAGGAGGTAATTCTGGAATAATAGATAACTTCGCTAGGATTGAAATATGGTTTGATGTTGTATGTCAGTTTTCAGGAATTATTAAAAAATATGAATATAATGAGGAAGATAAAACAATAACTTTAACCTGCCACGATATGTTTTACAGACTTTTAAATACATGTGATGGACAGATAAAATATGGAGTTACTACTGCTGCAGATGTTATTTCAGATTTAGTTAGAAGAGTTGGACTTAGTTTCTATCGCTCAGGTGGTACTAATTATAGTATTTCAAATTTAACCATAGCTGATGGTACTGTTTTTATGGATGTTATACAAAATTTCATAGAAACAATGCATGCATCTGTAAGGTGTGGAAAAAATGGAACTATATATTTAGAAGAACAGTACCCACCTTACATTGAAGGTGGCGGAGATGCAAATCATTTTGATTGGGTATATAGGGATTCTACCAATAATTCTTCTGATACTGCTGGAAGAGATGCATCTTTAATGAAAAATATCCTTAAGATAACTTGCAGTGTAAAAATTAAGAATCAAGATTATGTGGCTTTTGATAAATTTGAAGATACATCTATGACGGAATATCTTAATGACGAGAAATGGTATGACATAATAGATAATCCATTAGCCAATACACAGGAAAAAAGGAAAGCTGTAGCAGGATGGCAGTTTTTAGAGTACTGGAGAAACAGTACTCCTTTGACAATACTTCCTGCTTTGGGTAATAAGGATATTGATATAGGACAAGTAGTAAAATTATTAAGAGATAATACAGTCCCAGGATATTATCTGGTAGTAGGAATAGATACAGAAGTTGATGCTGACAATGGATATACAAATACTTTGCAGCTTCAAGGTATGAAAGATAAAACTAAAATATATACACTTCCTAAACTTCTTGACTCCGGTCTTATAAAGGAGGCAAGTTAAAATGTCTGGCATGGGATTTAAAAATTTTAGAGATCCTGTTGTCTATATATTAAATCAGGAGCTTAGAAAGAGAAATGTAGGTAATAAAATTTCTGTTGATACAGGGGAGCAGCCATATACCGGGCAACTTGTTGAATATCCAATACAACTAATAAGAGATGCTGATACAAAAAAGGTAGTTAAATGCATATATGGCACTGATTCAGATCAATGGTCAGAAGAACTTATAAGAGATGGCAGTGAAAAAGTATATCAAATAAAAACAACTTATCCTGATGGTAGCATTGAGACAGTACAGATTAATAAAGGCTCAGATAATTTAGTTAATACGATAACTGAGGTGTGAGGAAGTGATTTGATTGAGTTTACCAAGTTATGTAATAAACTTTGATGAACTGGCAGATGCAATAAAAGCTTATCTTGAAAATGGAGTCAATGTTGATATTGGAAGTATAACAGTACCTACAGGCAATATGGAAGATTTACTTACTCAAATAAAAGATAAGATACAAGGTGTTAATTATACAGATCTGATTAATGCATTAAATGCTTTAGGAGTTAAACTTGATGGATTATCAGGAAATTTAGGTATAAGTGGAACACAGAAAATATATGGAGAAATACTTCAGGTTCCATCTGTTGAAGGAGCACATACTATAGAATTTACCGTACCTGCTAGTGGAAGAATAACTGGAATAACTACATCTCAATCAGCATGGAATTTCCAGGATACATGGGATTTAAAAGTAGGAGATACAGAGTTATTTATTGGTGTCAGAACTAAGGAATATGGGGAAAATAAGTTCTTCAATGTTTTTTATCCAGTAACTACAGGTCAAAAAATATACTTTGTATTTAATAATGTAAGTGGATCTTCTAAGATACTATGGGTAGATTTTAATATATTGGAGGATTCATAAAATGAGTTTGCCAAAGTATATTATAAATTTTGATGAATTGGAAGATCAACTGAAGAAAGATTTGCTGCAACTTATAGATGATGCAATGAAAGGCAAATATCCTCAATTAAACACTGGAAATTTAGAATCTTTATTAAGTCAAATAGAAGCTTTGCTGCCAGATGAAAAGTACAAAGGACTTAAAAATAAGATAGAACAATTTATATTAGGAAAATATACAGGTACTCAAAAAATCAAGGGAGCGTTGCTTGATGTTCCTGCCATAGTTGGAGATTACAAGAATGAGTTTATTTTTGATAAGGATGTGTATTTATCAGGAATACATTTAAATCAGACAGGCTGGAAAAAAGAAGATAGATACAGCGTTGAAATAAATAAGAACAGAATAATAGACAGGGCCACAACCAAAGAAATAGGAGAGCATAAATACTTTAATACTTATTATAAAGTAAATGCTAATAAGCCTATTTCTTTTATTTTGCACAATTTAAGTGGTAACAGCAGACAATGTACAATTGATTTGGAATACTTGGAAGGAAAAGAAATTCTGATAGATCCAAAAGCTCCTAAGAATCCAGATGTAAATAATATACCAAATGATTGGGACATAGCAGTACGTATGCAGTGGGAGAAAAATACAGATGCCGATATAGATCTTCATGGAATTATGGGAGACATGCATGTATTCTTTGGTAATGATTCTTATGATGGATTTTATTTGAATTGGGATTATACAGAGCATGAAACTAATGGCAATCCTGAAATAATATCTGTTAAAGGACATTATGATAAAAAGTTAGAGATATACATTCATGATTTCAATAGTGTTTTATTAAAAAATTCTGTGAATGTGAAAATATATGAAAAAAGATCTTACGGTATTGTACTTCTTAAAGAATACAATATTAAGGTTGATAACAGCAGTTCTTTAGGATATGGAGTATGCAGCATAGATTTAAAAACTAAGGAAATAACAGATATGTTTAATAGAAAAGATTTATTCGAATAGGAGGTAATTAGATGGCAGTAACAGAGGATTTTTATTGTATCGAGGGTAATACTAGTGTCAAAAATTTGATGAAATCAATTATAACTGAGATAACTCAAAATGCAGGAATTTATAAATGGGATTTAGTAATCCCAGATAGTATAGATAAAGTTGGTTCAGCAATTGAGGGATCTACAATAAATTTAATTACAGATGGTAGCAGTACAGATAAAGTTCAAACTGTTTTTTCAACGCCCAATCAAGATGATACATGCATAATAAAAGCTACTACATCATATGGAAAGACTTTTTATGTGAAATTTAGTAGAGAGCCTATGGACTTGAGTTTGAAAGATAAACAAATTATAAAGAAATTTCAAGATTTACATTCTTATAGCAAGTCAAACGGTAGTGGAGGATATTATACTGCAACGAGAACTGATGCAGAAGTATTAGAAATAATGGCAGGAGAAAACCCTGATGTATCAGGAAGTGGATATAATGACTATGTAAATACTATAACAAAAGGGCTTGCAATAAATAATATAAGAATTCAGATATCAGATAAATTAAATACTGCAGGTGATGATATAGCTATTCCCAATGATGTTCAAAAAAATTACAATTATAGATTAGCATGGTATAGAAATCTACAATCAGAGATAAAGGATTTTCTACCTGTTGAATACTGGATTACTGTTACAAAAGATAGTATAAATTTAGTGCTCAGAGGGGATCCTTCTGCTGATGTATCCCCATACAATAATTATTTAACTGGATATTGTTATATTGGAGCTTTAAAACCTATAGAAGATTCAGCTTATACAGATGATGAATATAATTTTGGTATAACAGCATCCTCAGATATTGAACCTGGCTATAGTAATCCATATGGTCAAAGAACTGCAACCGGTATAACTGATGTATGTATGATTGCCAATAAAATAGGAATGCCATATCAACCACATTATCCTGGCTTTTATTCAACTAATATGTTCATGGACAAGTGTAATGTAGAAGGCTCAAGATGGGATCATAAGAAGCATCAATTTTCTCCGATCACGTTAGTTCACCCAATAGATATGGAAAGAGGAAATATGATAAATGTATTAGCTGGAGATGGATCTAATATAAATGATGAGGATATGCTGACTTATATGAAAGATACTGATTCAGAGGAAAACTATAAGAAATTTAGGATTACATCACCTTTTAATTTCTTAAATAACAGTGTTAACCCCAATAGCTCTATTGCTATAAGGTGGAAAAAAGTTGCTGAATAGGAGTGATTAAAAATGTCCCTGCATACAACAATTCCCTTGTGCAATTTTAAATATGCAGGGGATAATATCTGTTCTGGAGCTACATTTAAATATGATACTAGATCAGAAATAATAAATTATACTCCTAAGTTACTGTCTCTAAACAATCAAAATAATATTAATAAAGTTGAATCTAAATCATTTATTGATAGTCCAACAGAAAATATGTTTAAAAGCAATATTAGCATTTTAAATAAAAATTCAGTTGATATTATTGATAAACCTGAACTCAAAACATTATATGTGTCTAAAAAAGAAATAATTAAAGATAATAGAACGCAACTTAAAGAATATAAGAGCCAGATATTTAAGCATTCAAGCAAAATGTTTAGAATGAAAAGAAAAAATATTTTTATAGTGGATAGTATTATTTTACAGAATTCACAGATTGTAAATTTAATTAAGTATAGTAATTTACAACTAAAAAATAGTGAAAATATTAATATTTTCTATAGATATACTAATATTCTGCAGAACATTAAGGAATTTATAATTGATATTTCACTTGGCAAAAATTTATGCCATAAAAAGGTCAATGATCTTTTAAGGAGTACTTATGAATCTCTGGATGCAAAACATGGTCTGGAATTCAATATGCATACAAAAAAATATTTAAGTGATTTAATAAATAAAGAAATACTTAAAAATAACTATTCTATATTTAATACTCTGAATAGGTATAGAGATATAAATAAGTTGGGTGGAGAACTTTTAAAAAGAAATGTTTTTAAAGAAATAATTTTAGATAAAGATAGAAATTTTTATGAACGAGATACTGTAGTTACCATAAATAAAATTAAAAATATGTTTTTACGAAGAACTATAAAAATAGATATGAGTAAAGTTGTTCTGAATTTTATGCTTACAAAGAGTATATTAAGGAAAATAACACAAATAGACAGTATAACATCTTTAGATAGATCATTTTATAAACATATATACAAGGTATTAGCTAATAAGACTTTTAAAAAGAATATAAAAAAAGATATGTTTAAAATCATGGAAAGCACTTATTTTGATAGAGGCAGTATTAAAAATATAGTTAAAATTTCAGGTAAATCATTTAGAAGATTTTCACAAAAATCTATGTATGAGAATATTTGTAGATATTTTGGAAGAGAAAATTTAATAGAAATATTTACTCAGAATGAAAAACAATTAAGTGAGTTTCCTATTATAGATATATTAAAATTAAATGAATTATATATAAAAAATTATACTGAAAAAGAAATATTTAAGCCAGGTAAAAATAAATTTATAGATATTATTAAAAGATTGTGGTGGTTAGATCCTACAGATCCAGGAGATACTTTAATCATTCCAAATAAAGATTTTTGTTATAATCAGGAATTTTTAAATAATGAGGCTTATGAGTATCTTAGATTCAAAAATCACCCAATGGGTTGGGGAAATACCTGGGGTATAGATTGTAATATTCCTAATTATTCAGTAAGTATTGAAATTATGTTAGATTTAGTAAATATCCTGATTATGATATGGCACGATAATGTTCAAGGATGGCTATGTTGCTCAGGAAAAGAATCAATGCAATTTATTATGGAACTTTTATATAATTGGTATACTCTAGAAACTTCTAAACCTAATTCAGATTACTATAGAGCTTATAGATGGATTAGATGGGAGGCAGAAAAAGTATACTTTTTAAATTTTAATACTGGATTACAAGCTATAGGAGTACTCATAGCAAATTTAATAGCTTATTTGAAGAATCATCATTTTAATACAATTCCACTTTGGAGGAATCCAAAGGCTATGGACATAGAGAGAAATTTTAATAGGATTGCCCAAAATGGTGATATCATAGAGTCTTTAAATAAGACAAAAGGTAGAAGGTATTATTATATTGATACTCAAAATATAGAAAAGAAAAATATTTTAGGAGATGGTATTGATGGCTAATTTAATAGATTTTAAATCCCCACGTCAAAGAGAATGGGGAGTGCTGAGTGGAACATATCGAAGTTTAGCCTCTTTAAATTATGGAGGGATAACAGATGAATATGGCAACCCTATAAATTCCTATTCAACAAATTGTTATAAAGATGCCATGGAAGAAGCGAAAAAGTTAATAGCTGCTGATGGTATAAGCAATGTATATGTAGTTGAATTTGTACCATATGATTACATGATGCAACCTAATGTATAGGATGTGAGTATATGAAACTTATAAAAGTTAAAGATGGACTGCTGGAGGTTGAGAATTTCTTCTTGACCTCTTCTTTTAGTGATTTTGCTGGAAGTGCAAATGTTTCAAGAGATATTGGTACAGGAAAAGTAAAACTGATTTCAAATAGCAAGATTGAGAGAAACTTTAATTTCTCTGAGTTTGTTTTAGAATTTGAAAAACAGAATTTTAGTTCTATGGGTGAAGATGATTATGCAGCTATATATTTTGACAATGAAAAATATGCATTTGGTATTAAAGATAAAAAGCAAGATGAACAGCATAAGTTCTGGAAAATACTTAAGCAGGATAATTACATCCAAGCCTATGTATCAGATGATGGAATTAACTATACCAATATAGGGGGAATGAATTTTCCAGATGAAATACTTCATCAAGGTTTTGAAAAATACAGTAGTGAAGATTTCATTCTGAATAACTATAAAGTATATGCTAATCCATGTGCAATACTGCAAAACTTTGCTGAAAATACTGTTTGTGAACTATATGATGTAAATGACAATTTAATTAAAACTAGAGTTTTTAATAGTAATATGGAATGCAGGGTATTTTTAGATTCCAATATTAAAGGATATTTTGTTTTCAAAGATACTGATGGAAATGAACTGTACAGATCTGACTTACTGGACTTAAGATATGGTGATGTATATGTATTCAGTAAATATGAGCTTGAAATAATCTATAATGGTTTGGTTGTCACAAATACAAGTCCAGGAATATTGAAAGATCTAGAAGAAAGCATAAGCATCAAAAATGTAGATACTATTGATTATACAGGACTAAATATTGGAATACAGACTTCAAGTAATGATTTGATTCAGTTAAGTCTAGATGGTGAAGTCTATTCTGATACAGTAACTTTGAATTTAGTACAAGGTAAGAGTAAAGATATATTTGTAAAAATAATTAAAAATGCAGAAAATCATGATTTCTCGGTGAGAGATTTCCAACTTGTAATAAGTGAGTAGGTGAATATATGAGTGAATTTTTCAGTGTGACTTTAAACAAAGATGTTGTTTTAGATGATAGCCAGACATCTCAATCTACAGGATGGAGCAGTCAGAAGATACTAAATGAAATAATACAGCATAGAGTAACTAAATTTGCGGGATTAGATGATGTAAATGTAGCTAATAAAAAGGATAAGCAGGTAGTTGTTTATTCTGAAGTTGAAGGAAAATTTACTACTGTAGACCTTCAAAATATAGGAGAAGCAGCAGGATTAAGTTTAAAGCAGATAAGTAAAATGGGTGTAGTAGGAAGTACTACAACTCCATATACAGTGGACATTCCAATCAATACAGTTGATTTTAAAGTTCCTAAGGTTAATGTATTAAAATATCAGCCTAGTGCAGATCAAAATGTTATAAAAACGTTGAATTCATTTAGTAATTCTGAATCTGATGATTTTATGCCTGATGATATGATTGTTTTTGATGATACGGTTCATTTAAAAACAAAATATGATTATCAAATGAAATATGCGGGAGATATAGGAACAGATTATAAAGAATATTCGTGTGAAATAGATAAAAGTATATTTAAAGAAATTAGTGATATATCTCAAAGCCGGGATGGAGTTAATGAAATAATACTTTTAACCGCAATACCAAAAGATAGATTGTTGATTGCTGCGGGAGATAAGGATTTAAGTTATGTAGATAATATAGATTACTTTAAAATTACTGCAAGAGGAAATAATCTAAAAATAATATGCAGTACAGATAGTGGAGCAACATGGAAAACTTTTAATACAGACCATTGGGAAGATATAAATTTGAGCGTAGAGGATATAAAAATAAAAGGTATAGATACAGATACTTTTAATAATATTAATTCTACTTATTGGAATTTATTAAATATAAATAAAAAGATAAGATTTGCTTATTTATTTTCTATGGAGGATATTTCAGATGTAGAAAATATAGATAATCTTGACTTACAATATGATGGAAAAGGTAAATGGATACAAGCCATGGAATCTGAATATGATATCGTATATGCTTCAAATACTATATTGCAAGTTTTAATAAAGTTTTCAGGAGATGTGAAAATTAATTATTAAGTGGTGATAAAATGAAAGTTATAGAAGATTTTGAATCTGACCAATTAATACTCCCTTTTAGTGGGAGCTGGACTAAAAGCACTGGACAGAAATATAGTGGAAATTGTTCGTATTGTAATAATAGCATGAATGGTAATAGTACGAGTTTTAGTATGGATTGTAATTATATTTCTTTCTATTATAAAATTCTATCGAGCAATCTTCCTCAATTGGCTTTTTATATTGATGGTAAAAAAATAGCACAGATTTATGGCGCACATGATTGGACGTTTTTTGAGCAACAATTAGATTACGGAACGCATACTTTTACATTCTCAGCTGTAAATAATTCAGGATATAGTTATATTGGTGATATAGTATATATTGATATGATAACAATATACACATATAAATATTTAATAAAACAAAATAGCCAATATTATAGTATAAAAGATAATATGCTAAAATTATTGGGATTACCAACAGATGATTTACAAAAAGAACAATGGTTTAATGATTATGGGGTGGCTTCTTTAAAAAAATCATTATTAACTACTGATGAAAATAATATTAGATTAATAGAAAAACTTGATGATAACTTTGAAGTGAGAATGATATAAGATTTTTAGAATTGAAAAACAACAGGGGATATTAAAAATTATATAGATTTATTTATGGTCAAATAAAAAAGAAAATTTTAATATATGTAAAAGGAATTTGCATGTAAATAGAGAATATAGATTTAGAGAAAGTTAACCATATACTGGAGGCGGATGTTGTGGAAAAGTATTCAATAATAAGTAATCCTAAAAGATTTGATGAAACAATTAAAAAAATACAAGAAGGCACAATAATTACTAATGATTATTTGCTACTACTTACTAATCTGTGGAAAACAACTCAACTTAACAGAAAAATTGATATACTTAAGGATGATGGCGCTCATAGCAAGCACTTTGCAGGTAAAATCGAAGATGTTCTTATTAATGATAAAGCTAGTGAATTATGCATTAAGATTCAATTAGATTTAGATCAAGAGAAAGAGGCAATAGACTTACCGATAACCGAGATTGGAGAGAAAACTGTTCAAGCTGTTAGTTGTTATAAATATTATATAAGCAACAGGCCAGACTGTAATACTACCATAATTAATTTTGTAACAAACGAAGATATAAAATAGAATATTAATGCGAATTAAATACAGGGCGAAATAGAGCTAGAAATAGTCTTTTTATTTTGTCCTAAAAGTTTATGTTAAAATGTAGAGGAAATCTCCTTTTTGTGTCGAATTATCCATAAAAAGGAGAGTGGTTTTATGAGTATAGAATATGAAATAATAAAAGAAACTCCGCCAAATATAAAAAATTTAATCAAGATGGCAGGCAATAAAAGTAGTTGGAGAATTAGACTTCAAGCTGTAGATGAATTGAAAAAATGGGATTGCCAACAATCAAGAGATGTGTTAACAAGATTGGCTTTACATGATCTGGTATTTAAGGTTAAAGAAGCTGCATTTAGAGCTACCCAACCGTTAGGGATAACTAAGGGAGGTAAACCTTTGACATTAAATCGCAAGCCTAAAGGACATTTGATTAAGGACATAAATAAAAAATTATACAAAGTTAAAGATTCTTTAAAAGAAGAATTTGAAATAGATAAATTTAAGGGAAGATTTAAAACCATGTATCCAGAAGCATATGATGTTTATGAATATGAAAAAAATAAAAAATTTGATGAATGGATAATTAATGTTATAAATACAAGGCCAAAAAATAATTAATTTATTAAAAAATATAGAGATTGATTAAGGTGTAAAAAGAGCTTTGGAGAAATCCAAGTTCTTTTTTAATATCTAAAAATAGGAGGTTAGATATGAGCGAGTGCTATGATGCAAAACTATGTGAAGAGAAACATAAAAGGGTGGATGCAAGGCTAGATCTGCATGATAAAAGGCTAAATGCTCATGCTGATAGATTAGATAAGCTTGAACAGCGAGGGGCAAAAGTTGATGAAAAAATTGAAAACTTATGTGACCAAATTAAAAGTTTGGTGAGTACCCTCAAATGGGGTATGGGACTTTTAGGAGCTTCATTTTTGGGGCTCTTTATTTATTTGCTTGAATTGCATCTGAAGTAAGAAAGATGTCAGTTTTTGAAACATCTAAATACAATAAAAACGAGGAGGTATTTGTATGATTAAAGGTTCAGATATAAGCAATCTTAACGGAAAAGTTAATATTAATCTGCTTAAAGATGCAGGACATCAGTTTGTTATATCAAAGGCAACTGAGGGAGCTACTTTTGTAGATAAGTACTACAATGACAATATTGCTAACACTAAAGCTTTGGAACTTATTGCCGGAGGATATCATTTTGCTAACTTTCAGGATAAAGCTAAGGCAATTCTTGAAGCTAACTTTTTTAAAGAAATTGTTGCAGGAGCAAAACCTGACTTTGTAGTCCTGGACTTTGAACAACAGTGTAGTGGAGATATGACGGATGCATGTTTGGCATTCCTAGATATTATATCTGACATTGCTCCAGCACTTATTTACTGTAATCCAAGTTATATAAAGGAACATCTAAACAGTAAAATAACCAAATATCCACTGTGGGTGGCACACTATGGAGTTAAATCACCAAGCTTTACTCTATGGGATAAGCACTCGATATGGCAGTTCACAGACAAAGGACAGATATCAGGTGTAAGTGGATATATAGATTTAAATTATATGACAGAGGAATTTTATAATTCTCTAAAGGGGGAAAAGAAGAAAGTGAAAAATATAGTAGTTTACAATTATGGACCCGACCAGAATAGTGCTGAAATACTTGCTGACTATCTCAGCTGTCCTACTATTTCTAACAGCAGAAAGTTTGATTTTAGTCAAGTTGAGAATGTATATGCAGTTGGTAGAAATGAAAGTCAATATACCAGCTATTTAACTAGATTAATTAGTGGTAAAGACAGATATGCAACAAATCAAGCTGTACTTGATTTTATTAAAAATGGAGGTAAGTAGACAAGATTTTGTTTACAACATGTATTGTAAAGTCAATGCGAAAGTTTAATAAAAATGTAAAGCGTATAAATAATAAATCTCATTTTATCTACTGAAAAGTAGTATGAGAATTTTGCTTTACAAGGCTAGTAAAATAGCTAACCTATAAAATTATCAAAATAATGGAGGTAATAAATATGATAAATGTAAATGATATTGTAGCAGTAGGCGGAGTTTTGGTAGGCGTAATTGGAGGTATTTATGGATTGGTACCTTATCTTAAGAAAAAAGGCGTAAACACTGAAAAAGTACTTGATACAACAGGAGATGTACTCAAAGCAACAGAACCACTTATCCAGGTAGCAAAGACAATTCCAACTCTAAAACCTGCAGCAACACTTGTAGATTGGATTGAACAAAAAGCAATAGCAGGAGTGAAAGCAGCAGAACAACTGGCTCATGCTGGCAGTCTACAAACAAATGAAGAAAAATTCAAGTCTGCACAGGAAACAGTTTATGCAGCACTGAAAGAAATCAATGTAACTCCTACTGAAAATCAGAAAAAACTTATAGATGATTTTATCCAGGAAGCAGTGAATGACCTTGGACATGCTCCTGTAAGTGAAGCTGAAAAGAATGCACAGATTGCTAAGATAAATCAGGATTTGGCAGCAGTGCAGGCTGAAAATACTCAACTGAAACAAAAGTTGAATACTATTCAGAGTACTGCTGTAACAGTAGATAATACAGCTCAATCACCACAAAACTAGTAATTAAAACCTAGGAATCTTAAATTACTTCCTAGGTTTTTAAAAGTTTATTATAGTTTATTAACACACAGAGGTGCATCCATAATACATTAATAGTATTCCTATAAAATTTACACTTTATTCATTGCAACTTATGGTATATTATGTAATAATAATTTTGTAAGCAAAAGTAATTTAATGGTATTACAAAAGAAGTTCCCCTTTTTTTGTAATGTGTGTATCGGCAAGATCCTAATAAAAGACTCAGTTTATTCTGAGTCTTTTATTAATATAAAAAATAACTGGCGATTAAGCCAGTTAAAAGGACGGTTCTTCAATTTTGAGTAATGATAGAACACAACTGTGTTCCTTATAAGTATATCATATCTTATTAAATTATGCTATTTATTGAAATATATTACATAATAATATATAATATACATGTAATCAAATAAATTGGGCAACGCTTTATATACTTATAAAGTTCCATTTTTATGGGACTTTTGTTTTTTATAGTACACATAGTACATTTTGTGACAATATTTTAAATATGGTAAAATAGATATGGACGAAAAATCATTTAACATAAGTTATTCAAAAATCCTTAGTTCCATTCTTTACATGATAATCAGAATAAAAAAAGAATTACTCAATGATGTGACCTCCCATAAGTTAGATTTTTAGGTCTAACTTATGGGGGCCTTTTTATTCTGCTATTTATTATACTATAGATCAAACATATTCCAGATTTGATATATACAAAGCATAAAGATACAAATACTGTACCAATTCAGTAAATATAAAACAAACTATAATGAACCTAATTATTTAAGGGTTCATATAGATAAAGACCTTCTGTAGTTGACATTTTCTGTATTAATTTTTTATAAGATTCATTATTAAAATATAAACAACAGTTTAGCCCATTTCCTAACCAACAAATTATTTCCATATCATCAAAGAACAAAATACTAGATGCTTTTTCTCTTATGCCAAGTTTTATTAATATTTCTAACTGATTAATATCTTTTATAAATGTTGTTTTATCTCTGATATTTATAATAGATTCAAACTTCTTTTTTTCTTTAACAGATTTAAAGGGATTCTCGAAGTTAAAATCAAATACAAACACTTTAGTTTTATTGTATAACCATAATTTCTTTAAAATATTAATAAATTTATTTTCATTAATAATAAAATCACTTTGATTTTTATCATCAATAGAAAAGTTGTATAACATTTCATATTGACTTAATTTATCATTGTCTAGTACTGTTTGAGGAAATATATCTAATAGATAATATTGATTATTATCCAAAAATGATTCTAGGTCATCTAAAAAAGACTCAATATTTTTACTCTTAAATAGTTCATTTTTTATCATCATAAATTCTCCTATTTTCTTAAGACTTTTCCATTTCCGTCAAGAGAGGCGGTTCTTTCTCCATTAGGTTTTTTTAATTTCCACTTACTACCACCATGACCTGCTGTATCTTTCTCTATAGTCCATCCTCCACTTTCTTTATAGGCTTGTCTCCCTCTTACTTTTTGATTAAATTTTCCTAAATTAACTGTTTTACCATCTTTTTTTAATCTACTTGGTATACTATAAGCTATTATATATGGCATAATTTTATCATATGCCCATGAACCTGCATAGTAAGTAACTCCTCCTAGAACTATTGCACCAGTTGCTAGAAGTGCTATATCACCTATACCTGGAATAAAATATGTTGCAGTTACTGCTGCTGGGATAGCAGGTGTTGCTAAAGCTGCTATATGAATATATTGCATATTTGAATTATTTACAACAGTACTATTTGTTTTTTTATAGTTTGATAATAAATTTTCTAGTTCTAATTTATCCTCATTACTAATATTTAATACTATTTTGGTATTACGAGTAATTGCTAGAGCTTGTACATTATCGTATGCTTTTACTGAAATACCAGACGATACGAGAGTGAAAGTTAGAATACAAATTGTACAAATTAATTTTTTCATTTTGACATCATCTCCTTAAAAGTAGTGTTAACATTTTATCATAATTATGCATTTATTTCAAAAAATAAATAATTAAGTTATAATTTGGTATTAAGACAAAAACATATCTTGAAATAAAACATATGTTCGTATACAATAGTATTATCTGGAATATAGGAGGTACATATGAATAGTTTTATAAGTTGGATAGGCGGAAAAAAGTTGTTGAGAAAAGAAATAATCAAATGCTTTCCTGAAAAATTCAATAGATACATAGAAGTTTTTGGAGGTGCAGCATGGGTATTGTTCTCAAAAGATAAACTGGCCAACATGGAAGTTTACAATGATATAAATGGAGACCTGGTAAATTTGTTTAGATGTGTGAAATTTCACTGCAGAGAGCTACAAAGAGAACTCTCCTTTATGTTGAATTCAAGAGAGCTGTTTTATGATTTTGTCAGTCAATACAACACTAGGGGAATGACAGATATTCAAAGAGCGGCTAGATTTTTTATATTAATTAAGACAAGCTATGGAAGTGATCACAGATCCTATGGATGTGTAAAGAGGAATGTTAATGTAATGACTAAATATCTTACTGATATTCAGAAGAGGCTTTCCAATGTAGTCATTGAAAATAAAGATTTTGAGGATTTACTTAAGGTCTATGATAAAGAGGATTCCTTAATATATCTTGATCCACCATACTATGGTACTGAAAGATACTATCAGGCACAATTTTCAAAAGAGGATCATGTGAGGCTGTGTGAGGTTCTTAAAAATGTGAAGGGAAAGTTTATTCTTTCTTATAATGATTGTGAATTTGTAAGAGGATTGTATAAGGATTTCAATATAGATGAAGTCCAGCGAAATCATAACCTTATGGGGAAGTACAAGGATAAAGATCACAAATACAGCGAGCTGATTATTAGAAATTATTAAATATTGAAAGGAATTTAAAAGTAAATATTGAATACATATTATATAAATGACAGATAATGTAACTATTGAAAATTAAGTATACTTTTGTCGAAATTGTTGAATGTTTGTTAGGCATGTCCTATACTAAAGAAAAAACTGTCATAAGTTTGGTGGACCTATGACAGTATATGTGCTTTCAAATCATTTGACGTCTCTATTATATAATAATGTTTTTGAAAGTACAATATTGTTATATATTGGAGGATATTATATGGAAATAAAAGATATTATAGTAAAGTCAGATTTTATAAATTTGACTAATCAAGAAATTGATAAAATAATAAAAATATTAGATATAGAATTAAATGACAAAGAAGATCCTAGACAACGTTTGTTTGATAATATAGATTTAATATTTAAAGATAATAAGGCTAAAGATGTTTTGCTGAGTAAAATTTTTGCAGGAAGAAAATCAGTGAAATGGTTTAAAATTATATATGTAGGAAATGATAATATTGAAAACTATAAAGATTTATTGATTAAAAAAATCGAATCTGATGAATATTGTTTTGATAAAATTAAATCTATAAATAATAAAAGCTTAGAGAGCCCCAGTTTATATACTTGCATTAAATTAGATGATAATAAGTATATCATGAGGTTTATGATTCCATGTGGTACTAAAACTTATAACGATGGTCAAGACTATTCAAAGTTTAAGAATATTAATAATGTTGTAGTAATAGTAGATCTTAATTGTGAATACTTAGAAATAAGAACTAATTCAAAAGATGCTACACGTATAGCTAATCAGTTAATGGACACATTTAAAGCCATGTATGTTTCTATTAGAGACTTAGATGTCTTAAAAAATTACAATGGATCATTAGAAAAATTTAAGAGTTCCTTATATAATGGAAATTTTGCTCAATCTCTATCTATACCTGATAAAAATTTAAAATTGACTGAAGAGAACAATGAATTATTAGTTAATATGTTAATAGTTATTGATGACTATTTTGGAGATAAAGATATAAAAAAATTTAATGATAAGGTTCAGGCTTTAAATATAGATACTGATGGTACACCATTTACAGAATTATTATTAGCTGGAATGGCTAGTATTGGATTAAAAATAAGGAAAGATTGTGAAGAAGATTTATCAAAACAAACTCTTTATAATGTATTAAAAAAATATATAACTAATTATTCAGGCTTGATAAAGTTTTCAGATTCTCCTGTAGGAGAAATTTACACAATATCAGTTGGCTTAAAGACTCTTTCTATATTTTTTAAATCTTCTGTTAGTGAAAAAACTATAAAATATATAAGGCAAAAAGTGCTATAATTAATTTACCATCTAAAGTAGCTTGTTAAAATATTTATTATGATAATTTAGGAGGAGGGATTTTAACATATGAATGAATTTGAAATAGATAGTTATATTGAGAAACTAGCATCAAATAAAAATGTTAAAAGTTTTTATCCTATAGCAATTTGTAAGATGCTGAAATTTCCGATTAAATTAGTGATAAATAGATTAAATAAACTAGTTAATATGGGATATTTGAAATTAAAATTTGAAATAAGATGTGATAATTTTGATATTATGGATATAGTTGATTCTTATGAGGACTATTTAGGAAAAAATATTGAGTGTGAAGATTGCGATTCAGTAACTGAATTTGTAATTGGTTTAGAAAATATATTTCCTATTTATTATATTAATGATAACTATAGAGAATATATAAAAAAAAAGAATGTTTGCTTACAAGTACAAGAAAAGTTAAATTGTAATCAAATTTCAACTGGTAATTATGACTCAACACTCAATACTCCAACATCATTAAAAGATATTATTCTAGAAAATACTAGCGTTTCTTCCGATAGTATAGAAGAAGCAAATAATAAAATTAAGAAAAAAGGTATAGTGGACAAAGCTAAAAATGTACAAGTAGTATTAACATTGGTTAATACTATTCATCAAAGTTGGGAATGGCTTGAGCCTTATATTCAACCATTAGTTCATCATATTAGTGATTTTATTAAATAATATAAATATTCAAAATAAAATAAAATGTAATTTTAAAAACTTATATTTTCATAGAAAAAGTATAGATTTTTGTTTTAAATTCGTTTTAACTTTTATATTAAAATAATAAGTGAATTTACTTTTACAAAATTATCAGTAATATTAATAGGATCATTATATGGAGATGAAAACAATAAAAATGAAAGATAAAAAGATGCTTTTGGTTGAACTATTAGTAGCTATATTAATAATTTACTTTTTACTTAACCCTGCAAAAGCAAATATTGGAGATATAGCTACGTGGATAGGTTCAATAGGTACTGTCGGTACATTAATTTACGCTTTAAAGCAATTAGAAATAACTAAGGAAGAAAGTCAGGAACAAAATAAAAATGTCAATATACAAAGATTTGAAAATACATTATTTAATTTATTATCTTTTAATAACGATATAATTAATTCTATTATTTATAATGATAAAAAAGGTAGAGAGTATTTTGAGATAGCATATAATCAATTAAAGGCTTTTTATAAAGAAAATAAAAAAAATTATACACATATTAAAGATTATATTCAAGAGTTAAATAGTATTCGCAATGTTTATGAAAAATTTTATAAACTAAATCAAAGGTATATTGGACATTATTTTAGAAATTTATATCATATAATAAAATTTATTGATAGGAATAATATTATTAATCAAAATGATAAAGAATATTATGCATCTTTAGTTAGGGCACAACTTTCTACATATGAAATGTTGTTAATATTCTATAATTCTATGAATAAATACAGCGAAGGAAAATTTTTACTACTAATAAGAAAGTATGATTTGTTACAACAGTTAGATGAAACTTTGCTATTAGATAAAACTCATAAAAAAATATTTGATGATTTTGAAAAATATGATAGAAAGTAAAATTAATAAAATATTAAATGTGCATATAAATTTTACAATAATTGAGTTTCTATAAAGTGGTTTTTAGTATCAAAAGCTAGCACAATATAAAAAATAAAAATTGCTTTTAGACATTGATAATACTCTATAAAATAATAAAATCACTTAACACATTTTTAACACATAAGTTATATATACATACCAAAAGATATTATATTTTATAGTGAGATATCTGCTTTAAGCGAAGTAGTGCCAATGCATGTAAATTAATATCTATTAATATCTTTAGCAAAATACAAATCAGGAGTTCGATCCTCCTAGGGACTACCAATTGAGTAATACGAGTGTTTTGAAGGCTTTCAAGACACTCGTATTTTTTAATTTCCCGCATTTTTCCCACACAAGTTTTAGATACCTATAGAAAGACATGCATTTATATAATATTGTTTAGCTTTTCAACAGCGTTAATTTTTTGTTTTGGCATTACATGAGTATAAATATCAGCTGTGGTTTTTATGTTGCTGTGCCCTAATAGAGCTTGGACTGTTTTAGGGGGAGTTCCAGCTTCAAATAATTTTGTGGCATAAGTGTGCCTTAAACAATGAAATTTTTTATGTTCTATACCTGCTTTTATTAACAAGTTTTTATAACTTCTAAATAAGTTCTTTGCATCTATAGGTTTTCCAAGTGCGGTAGGAAAAACAAAATTGTTATCTTTATATTCTTCACCAGCTTTAATTTTTTCTAATTTCTGTTTCAAATGATGTTGTTTTAAAATTGGGATTAACTCTGATGGAATAGGAACAACTCTATTACTATTTATAGTCTTTGGTGGTTGAATCAATATTTTATTTTCTTTTGAATCGTTAGATTTTATGATGTTTACTCTTTTTATAGATTTATTAACACTTATCTCACCTTTATCCAAATCTATATCATCCCATGTAAGAGCTAGAAGCTCGCCTTGTCTTAACCCTGTAGTTAATGCTGTTAATATCAAGCATTTTAATCGACTAGTTCTTAGAACTTTTTCTAATTGAGAAATTTCTCCGTCTGTAAATATTTTTATTTCATCTTTTTTAGTAATATTTTGTTCTGGTATAACTATCTTATTACCCTAGCAAGGATTTTTTATAATGTAACCTTCATCTACGGCATAGTTTAAAAATTGTTTTAACAATTTATTTAAGTTTTTTATTACATTAGACAAAGCGAATACCTTCTGGACTCCCTGATGGGAACAATATAATGTTTGAATACTTTGAAATTATAGACGCTAATTCATTTCCATATCACTCAAGTGAACATTTGAGCACAGGCGCAGATCCTATACCAAACGCCACAACGTCTCAGAATGGGCTCATAAGTTCAGTTGATAAGACAAAATTGGATAGCATTGCTAGCAGAAGGAAAATATATATGTGAGTTAGGACTATTTGCCAATGATCCTGATGTGGGTGAAATTCTATATGGATATGCAAATGCAGGAGAAAAAGGAGATTATATAGCACCTAATAACGCCGGCGCTTTTGCGTGGAATTATCAGGTTAATGCAGCTATCGGTAATGCAATAAATGTCACTGCAACAGTTTCAAATACCTATTTTGATTACGCTATTGCTTCTACCTCAAGTGCTTTTACAGTAATACATGGTTCAAATCAAAAAGAAATAAATGAAAATATAGATGCATATTTAGCAAATTTACCCCAAATAACAATTGGCAAATCTGAACCTGCTAACCCCAAATCGGGCGATATCTGGTGCAAAATAATATAGAAAGGACGTGGCAAAATGGCAGATACATTTTTTCAAATGACACAAAGAAATACAGGAAACACTGATTGGGATAATTTATATCCGCAAGGCAAATTTGAAACAGCTGGAGGAACTGCGACAGCAATAACCTTAACTATACCAAATTTAGTTAATGGGATATCTAAAACATTTATGGCAAGTGCTAGTAACAACGGTGCAGCAACTACTATAAATGCCAAAAATCTATATAAGCCAAATACGACTATAGCGCCAAATTTAATATCAGGAAAAGCTTATACAGTATGGTACAATCAATCACAAGATTGTTTTTTTATCAAAGCTAGTGCGAGGTGATGCTGTTGTTGGAGACGTACTAGCAGGAAAACAATTCAGCAATGGCGAGGATACTGGATTAATAGGTACTATGGATTTAAGTAATTTAACTTCAGGTAATGTAAAGAAAGAGTAAATATAAATGGAGTTATAGGAGAAGTTGTAGAAAAAACAGATTTGGGAAATTTCTACAATAATCAATCTAATGCTTTACATTTAATGACACGTTTTTTTTCAAAAGAAAAATGGGGATTAGCATCTGCTACAGGTGTATTAAACAAATATGATGATATGGGCAACATTTTAGCTACATTAACCTTTTCTAATACTCATAAGGTTTTATTTGTATCAGATAACTATATAATTACTGATGAAAGCCAGGATATTAATTTAAACCCTAAACGAAACTTTGCTTTATACGATAAGAATGGTTCTATAATAGCAAGTACTCAAATCGTAGCTGGCACAAATATAGTCTATATTGATGAAAAAAATTCTCGAATTATTTTTATCGATAATGGCAATAAATATCTAACTATTACAGATTTAAATTTTAATGTTATAAAAAGTAATTTAAATTTAATAATAGCTATTACTAATGTATTAATTAATAAAAATTATACAATATTATTTTCAAATAACTTTGGTAATTATGATGTGCTAGACATTAATAATAACCTAAGTGGTGAAAAGCCTGTTCAAAATAGCGTATTGATATTCTAATGGAGGGATTTTAATGAAGTATATAAGAATAAACAACTTTTATAATCAATTTAATCAACCTGACTATAAAAAAATAGACTTAAAGCAAATAATAGCAGAAAGTCAACTATACCCACAAAAATCAACTTATGCTGTAGTTGCAACTAATGAAGAATTTACAACTCTTCCAACAGACGTAGAAGAAATTACAAAAGAACAATATCTGCAAGAAAGAACGAATTTAGAAATTGCTAAGAAGCAGAATCAAGCAGATTTACAACAATTGCAAAATACAGTTGCAGAGCTAATAAAAGAATCTTTAAAATAGGAGGAATGAAAAATGACTAATTTAGAAAAAGTACAGTTTCTGTATAATACTCAAAATGCTACAAAAGATGATGTGTTTGATTATGTGAAATCTAATACGATTACATCAACTGATTACAAGACAATTACTGAAGAAGATTGTCCTGAGCTACCCTTGGATATAATAATTCAAAATAAAGTGCAAGAATTGGAAAACACTTGCATGGCTGTAATAGCAGGAGGATTTGATTCCAATTGTCTTGGGACTGTAAGGCATTTTGATACAGATGGAAATAATATAGGATTTATTCAAGGACTAGTTGCTAAAGCATCTTTAATAAAGAGTGGAGCAACTATTCAAGATAATACTTTAGATTGGAAATCATCTGATGAGCCAGTTTGTCATGCATTTACACCAGATCAGATGATTTCTCTTGGAGTAGATTTATCAACTTTTATGACAAGTAATATTAAAAAGAAAGAGCAGTTACAAGCATATGTAAAGACCTTAACTAATATAAATGATGTAAATGGTGTTACATGGGACACAGTAATTCCAGCATAGGGGGTTTTTATGTTAAAGAAAGATTTGATTCTAGTATTTATAATGGGTTCTTTATATATGGTATTGGAAGGACTATGGCGTGGATGGACACATATATCTATGCTTGTAGTTGGAGGTATTGCTGCTTTTCTTATAGGGAGACTCAATGAACATCCTAAATTTTACGATAAGAAGATGTGTCAGGAATGTTTGATCGGTACTGTTATAATTCTTATACTGGAGTTTATCTCAGGTATGGTTCTAAATGTATGGCTAAAGCTTCATATTTGGGATTATTCTAATACTTGGGGAAATTTATATGGACAGATATGTATACCATATGCAGTAATATGGTTTTTATTAGTGCCATTAAATGTATACGCAGATGATTATTTGAGATACAGGTTATTTGGAGAGAAAAGGCCACAAGGGTTATTAAAAAATTATATAGATTTATTTATGGGTAGATAGGACTAGAGATAGTCTTTTTATTTTGTTTTAAAATGAAGATAAGTAAAATAAATTAGCAATGTAAATATTTTCATGAAATATCCCAGTCTTATACAAGGATTAATACTTGTCGACAAAGTGATGGTAAGTGAGTACTATGATTTTAGAAAATAATATTATTATATTTTTTGTTGAGAGGAAGGTGATATTTAATGAAGATTTTAGGTATAATTTTTACTATACTTGGTGTATTGGGAACTTTTATTAGCTATCATGCTAATATAGGTGCTAAATTAATTTCAGTGACAAGTTCACTTGGAGTACTGTTGTTTGGCATAAGCTTTTTACTTGCATATATTAATTTTGTATCGCTGAATAAATTGGATAAATTGGATGACTGCAGAAGAATTTATAAAGAGAATAAAGGAAAAGTTGTTTAGATAGAGTGTTTTTATTATATGATCTTGGCTAAGTCCCAAGGTCTTTATTTTTATTGAGATTTTTTCTTAACATTTAAGAGATTTTTATTTATAATAGATAGTAAAAACTTGGAGATGATAGAATGAAAATAAGTCAAGAATGTTGGCATTGTGGATGTGAAAAGTTGGATTATGAAGGAAATAAGTATTGTTTATTTGATTCTACATCAGGTCCAGTAATTATGAAAGATGAACCTGATAAATGTTTATTTGTTGACAAATCTAGCGATGATTTTAAAAAGGTTTATAATGAATTTCACAAGAAAATTTCATAGTAGAATAGTAATAAACGGAGTTTTGGAGAAATCCAAGGCTCTTTTTTAATGCAGAAATTTAAGGAGGCTGAGAATGAACAAGCATATATTTAATACTATAATAGCAGGGTTAGGAGGTGTGTGTACGTATGTTTTTGGTGGGTGGGATACTCCAATAGTAGTTCTATTTTATTTTATGGGATTTGATTATTTAACAGGACTTATGAGTGCAGCAGTACAGAATAGATTAAATTCCAAGGTTGGATATAAAGGCATTGCTAAAAAGGCATCTATTCTTATAGTGCTTATAGTGGCAGTATTATTAGATAGACTTCTAAACAATGGATTATGGGTTTTTCGTACTCTTGTTTGTTATTTTTACATAGCAAATGAGGGTATTTCTATTTTAGAGAACTGCGGTAAATGTGGGCTTCCACTACCAGAAAAATTATTAAAAGCATTAGAACAATTAAGAAAATAAGAAAGATGTCAGTTTTTGAGTCATCTAAATACAATAAAAACGAGGAGGTATTTGTATGATTAAAGGTTCAGATATAAGCAATCTTAATGGAAAAGTTGATATCAACTTGCTTAAAAATGCAGGACATCAGTTTGTTATATCAAAGGCAACCGAAGGTGGTACCTTTAAAGATAAATATTACAATGACAATATTGCCAATACAAAGGCACTGGGATTGATTTCAGGAGGATATCATTTTGCTAACTTTCAGGATAAGGCCAAGGCCATTCGTGAAGCCAACTTTTTTAAAGAAGTTGCATCAGGAGCAAAACCTGACTTTGTAGTCCTAGACTTTGAACAACAGTGCAGTGGGGATATGACAGATGCATGTCTAGCATTTTTGGATATTATATCCGATATAGCACCAGCAATCATCTACTGTAATCCAAGCCATATAAAAGCACACCTAAATAGTAAGATAACCAAATATCCACTGTGGGTGGCACACTACGGAGTTAAAGCTCCAAATTTTACTCTATGGGATAAGCACTCAATATGGCAGTTCACAGATAAGGGACAGATATCAGGTATAAGTGGATATATAGATCTTAATTATATGACAGAGGATTTTTATAATTCTCTAAAGGGAGGAAAGAAGAAAGTGAAAAATATAGTAGTTTACAATTATGGACCCGATCAGAATAGTGCTGAAATACTTGCCGACTATCTTAACTGTCCTACCATTTCCAATGGTAGAAAGTTTGATTTCAGCCAGGTGGAGAATGTATACGCAGTGGGTGGAAATGAAAAACAATATACAAGCTATTTGACTAGATTAATTAGTGGTAAAGACAGATATGCGACAAATCAGGCTGTACTTGATTTTATTAAAAACGGAGGTAAATAGGATGGCAAAATACAGAAAGAAGCCCATCGTAATTGAAGCTGTTGTATTTTATGCTGAAACATCTTGCATGATGAAGTTATCGAAGTTTTTACCTTTTAAAATTGAGGTATTTGAAGAAGATGGAAAGAAATATTTTATAATTCCAACACTAGAAGGTCCTATGAGAGCCACTGAAGGTGATTATATTATAAAGGGTGTAGATGGAGAATATTATGCTTGTAAGCCAGATATATTTGAAAAGACCTATGATTTTGTAGAAAAATAAATAAAAATTTATGGAGGTAATAAAAATGATAAATGTAAATGATATTGTAGCAGTAGGTGGAGTTTTAGTAGGAGTAATTGGTGGTATCTATGGATTGGTACCTTATTTAAAGAAAAAGAATATTAACACTGAAAAAGTACTTGATACAACAAGAGATGTACTGAAAGCAACAGAACCACTTATCCAGGTAGCAAAGACAATCCCAAGTCTAAAGCCTGCAGCAACACTTCTAGACTGGATTGAACAAAAAGCAGTGGCTGGAGTTAAAGCAGCTGAGCAATTAGCCCATGCCGGAAGTTTACAGACAAATGAAGAAAAATTTAAGTCTGCACAGGAGACAGTTTATGCTGCACTGAAAGAAATCAATGTAACTCCTACTGAAAATCAGAAAAAGCTTATAGATGATTTTATCCAGGAAGCAGTAAATGACCTTGGACATGCTCCTGTAAGTGAAGCTGAAAAGAATGCACAGATTGCTAAGATAAATCAGGATTTGGCTGCAGTACAAGCTGAGAATACTCAGTTGAAACAGACTATTGCTAGTATTCAGAGTACTGCTGGAAGTACAGTGGTTCAATAGAGGTTTAAAGCTTAGAGAGGGAAAACTGCTCTAGGCTTTATTTTTACATTAATTCATCTAATAAGAATATTGTTCAATTAGGTAAATTGGAGTTTATTGTTTATTATACCCCTTTGCAATAATTTTTTTCAAGTCTTCTTTTAAATTATTACTTTTATACTCTCCTCCATGGAAACATATAATTTTTTGAATATCCAAATTAACAATTTTCTTTAGTGAATTTATTTCAGCCTCTTTATCTAACACAAATTGTTCATCAGCGATACCTAGTACACCACCTTCTGAAACTAACATGTCTCCACTTATTAAAGTTTTCATTGCTTCAATATAAATAGAAATATGTCCTGGCATATGCCCTGATGTTTCAATAACTTTGACTCCATTACAGATAATTTCATTATCTGTTACTGCTAAAGCAGAATCCAAATGCTCTACACTTTTTATCATTTGTATAAATCCAGCATCTGCCCCCAATTTTTCTGCTTGTTCTAACCGAAGTGATTTCTTTTTTCCTAAAACATATGGAATTTGCTCTGCGGAACACTTCACCTTTACAGAAGGATATTTTTTTACAAGTTCCTTTACTGCTCCCATATGGTCATGGTCATGGTGAGTTAAAATAACTTGTTGAAGATTTCTGATATTCAATCCCTTTTTCTCAAAAGCTTTTTCTATTACTGGCAAAAACATAGGATATCCTGTGTCAATTAAAATTAAATCATCATTGTTTTTAATTACAACTGGATGAATATAAAATTTCATTTCTCCCATTTCAAACAATAATGGTAATGTTATTAGTTCAGTCATTTCATTTTCTCCTTTCTTTATATATCTCGTGTAACATATTCTAAACGAATTAATTTCACTTGTTTTATACATGATTAAAGTTAATACACAGTTTTTGAAATATACGACTTGACTAAATTCAAATTATATTATTCCTATTTATTGAGCTACTTAATATTTTACATGTTATACATTAACTTATATTAAATATAATAGCATATTCTATGCCTATATTTTACCTTGAAACGGAACATATGTTCGTATATAATAGTATTATCTGGAATATAGGAGGTACATGTGAATAGTTTTATAAGTTGGATAGGCGGAAAGAAATTACTCAGGAAGGAGATAGTCAAACGATTTCCTGAAAAGTTCAATAGATACATAGAGGTATTTGGAGGTGCAGCATGGGTATTGTTCTCAAAAGATAAATTGTCTAATATGGAAGTTTACAATGATATAAATGGAGACCTGGTCAATTTATTTAGATGTGTAAAATTCCACTGTGGAGAACTACAGAGAGAACTCTCTTTTATGCTGAATTCAAGGGAGATGTTTTATGATTTTGCAAGTCAATACAACACTAGGGGTATGACTGATATTCAGAGAGCAGCTAGATTTTTCATATTAATCAAGACAAGCTATGGAAGTGACCACAGGTCCTATGGATGTGTAAAAAGAAATGTTAATGTAATGACTCGATATCTCACTGATATTCAAGAAAGGCTTTCAAATGTAGTGATTGAAAATAAAGATTTCGAGGATTTACTTGAGGTCTATGATAAAGAGGATGGACTTGTATATTTAGATCCGCCATACTACGGAACTGAAAGATATTATCAGGCACAATTTTCAAAAGAGGATCATGTGAGGCTGTGTGAAGTTCTTAAAAATGTGAAAGGAAAGTTTATTCTTTCTTATAATGACTGTGAATTTGTAAAAGATTTATACAGGGACTTTAACATAGATGGAGTTGAGAGAAATCACAATCTAGTGGGAAAGTACAAAGATAAAGGACACAGGTATAGTGAGTTGGTTATTAGGAATTATTAACGATTAATAAAATTAAATTTCATAAAATAGGATAAATTTATCCTATTTATGCTATAATATAAATATATTATAGTTGAGGAGGGGTTCAAATGCTTGTTAATACAAATAAAATGATTTCAATGTCAGAAGCAAATAAGAATTTTTCCAAGGTAGCAAAAATAGTTGATGAAGATAAATCAGTTGTTATAATGAAAAATAATAAACCTAGATATGTTATTCTGGATTTTGATAAGTTTAGTAAAGAGGCTTCATCTGAAGATCAAGCCATTGATAAAATTGCAGGTAAGATTTTAGATGAGAATATAGAGGCATTTAAGGAATTATCCAATAGATGAAGTATATTACCATTAAGTATATTTTAAAACTTCATGATAAGTTGATAGAAGCTACTGGAGGGACAAATGGAGTCAGAGATTTAGAAATTTTAAAATCATCAGTTGAAAATTCTAAAGTTACTTTTTATGGACAAGAGTTATATCCAATTATTGAATCAAAGTGTGCCAATATATGTTTTAATATAATAAAAAATCATGCATTTGTAGATGGTAACAAAAGGACCGGGATTTACGTCATGCTTGTACTTCTTGAATATAACAATATAAAAATAGGTTTTAGCCAGAATGAACTTGTAAATTTTGCTGTGGATATTGCATCTGATAAGATCGGACAAAAAGGTATAGTTAATTGGATAAAGAGTCATGAAAAAGGTACTTGTTAATAATGAGTACCTTTTATCTTGATAATCTAAATAAGGATAAAGATTACTTAAAAATATTGGCATGATTTTGTCTTAGAAGCAAAATAAATTTACACCAAGTTTACACCATAGTTTTAGATAAACATATATAATGATATTTTATTATAGTTGTAAAACCTTTATAATCAGTACATTACAGAAAATCATATATACTTATAATATTACAAAAATAAAATCAGGAGTTCGATCCTCCTAGGGACTACCAATTGAGTAATACAAGTGTTTTGAAGGCTTTCAAGACACTCGTATTTTTTAGTTTAACACATTAGTTTTAGATGGATATGTATAGTTGTAGTAATTTTAGTCAATTTTTAATTTTAATATAGAATTTAATTTTTCCACAGCATCAATTTTTTGCTTAGGTATTCATGAGTATAGACATCTGCAGTTGTTTTTATATTGCTGTGACCTAACAAAACTTGTACAGTTTTAAGTGGAATATTGTTTGCAAATAATTTTGAAGCATAAGTATGTCTCTTAAGCAATGAAATTTTTTATGCTCTACACCTGATTTTATTAATAAGTTTTTATAACTTCTAAATAAGTTCTTTGCATCCGTGGGTTTCAGACAAGTCCTACAAGTGAAACCTATGTTGAGAGGACTTTACTGTGTATAATGGATAAGTTGTTGAGGTAGCAGCCATAGAAGAACGGTTATGAAATATGGAATCCAGTAATTCTGTGCTTGAAGTTAATATAAAAGATTTAAGGATTGAAGATCAGGATTTTTTGAAGGAAAAATATAAATATAGTAAAGCTGACTGGCAGATAGGTATGAAATTCAATATGACACACAGGGTGCTGTTACTAAGACAGGACACAGGCTGATTGGGAATATTGCTAATTGGGAACCTTGTGTTAGTGCAGTGAATTAATGTATGTTGTAATTTTTATAACATGATAAATTTTGGGAGGGATGAAGTGGATAAAATGTATATAGATATAAAAAATGTTATTGGGATTCCTATTGCTATTAGTGCTTTAATTATAATTGTATGTGTTATCGGTAAATTTTTCATTAAACATAAATAGCTGTCTTTAAGGAATTATTTGGAAACTAAATTGAAATTACATAGGAATTAAAATATTGCCAAAATGTAATATAATAGGTATTGTGATAATGCACCAGGGATTATAATTGATGGTAACTGTTAAATTCTCCTTTTTTGATAAACCTTTGGCTCCAGAGTTAAATGGAGTTCCGATGAGGGAAACCGTAAAATTTAATACTATATCTTGTGTGAGACAATATAAAACTAAGCGCAACTACCATCAGATAAATTGTTACCCCAACAATTTAAACTCACAATAAGTATCCCATAATTGGGGTGCTTATTTTTGTTTTTCAAAGAATGTGGAGAGGTGTGAGGGTCAAAGATATCCTCAAGGATAAAATTGAAAAACAAAATAAGAATAAATCTAGGAGAGGCGAGCACCTCTCCTTTTATGATTATCAAAGACTTATTATGCATGATTGCTTTAGAAGGGTTAGAGTTGCTATTAAGGGGGTGAGGTGAAAAAGAAATGAAAGTATTTCATAAATTAGCAGTATATATAGAGTTTACCGTACCTTCCAGTGGGAGAATAATATCTATAACTACATATCAATCAGCATGGAATTTTCAGGATATATGGGATTTAAGGTACAGTTTTATTTACTGGTGCCCGAACTAAGGAATATAGAGAAAATAAATTCTTTAATAATAAAAATATAGTTTTAACTTTGATTGATACTGACGATTCTTCAGTAGTAGCAAGAATAACTGTAAAACCTGAAGAAAGTTTTCTACAAACTCATGTTTGCATAAAAGATTATTCAGAGAATGATGGAATATTAGAATTTGTTGAAAAAAATAAGATCGTTGTAGTTGATAATACTGCAAAAATGATTTTAATGCGTTCTGGTCAAGCAGCACTATGCTTAAGGATTGCAGATGATATATATCAAGAATATTTGAAGGTCTTAGATAGATATAAAAAAGAAAGCCTTTAATTAAAAAGGTAAAAATTTATTATTCTCAATTTATCGTGAAATGAGAGGAAAATCAAATATGGAAAATTTTTTAATAAAAAAATAAATTTTAAAATAAAATTTTAAATAAGTTTAAAAAATAAAAATGGTGGGAAATTAAAATAGAGTATCTATTTTTAATTCTCAAAATAGGAGGAAATAAAATGAAATATAGTACTGATGGTTGTATACTGGAAAAATCAAAGTTTGGAATTCAGATAAATGACAAAGAATTTGATAAATTCTTACTTGAAAAGTTTAGAAACTTAAAAAGCTTAGAGGATTATAAAAAATATCCTGCAATAATTAAAATTGAAATTGAAATTTTGGGAAATGAAGTAGTTGAAGATGCTCAAGAAATAAGTGTTCCCCAAGTATCTAAAATGGTGGACAAGAAGGAAATGGTAGTTGAGTAAATTATATGATATAGGTAGTAGATACAGGAATATTCAGGAACTTTTGGACAACCTGGAATTTCCAGATGAGGAAATAAAGAAAGCTTTTGATGGTATAGATGAGGAATTCAATATTAAAGTAGAAAATATAGCAAAACTTATTAGAAGTATGAAAGTAGATGTTGAAGGAATTAACGATGAAATTAAGAGACTTCAAGATAGAAAACGTGTTTTAGAAAATAGAGTAGAAACATTAAAGAGATATGTTTATGATCAAATGAATTCTATTGGAAAAAAGAAAATACAAGGAAAGTTATTTACACTTGCAATACAAAGAAATCCTAAACAAGTAATTGTAAAAGACTCCAAATCAATTCCAGGAAAGTATTTAGTTCCTCAAGAACCTAAGATTGATAAAAAATTAATTTTGCAAGATATAAAAATTGGTGTGGAAGTAAATGGTGTCGATATAGCACAGAATGAAAGCTTAAGAATTAGATAGGAGGAAATATTTATGGAAACCACATTAGTTAGACCTCAAAACAAAGTAATAAGTTTATTGGATAGCTTAGAAATAGGAGAAATAAGAAATACATTAGGTAAGATAGCACAGTTTCAATCAATAATTCAGAAAACTTTAAAAAGAGGACATGATTATGGAGAAATTGGAGGAGTTACAAAGCCAACCTTACTTAAGCCAGGTGCGGAAAAAATACTCATGCTCATGGGACTTACAAGTGAATATGACATAATTGAGAAAATTGAGGATTATGACAAGGGAGTATTTGCATATACCATCAAGTGCATATTAAGAAAGAATGGTCAGAAGATAACTGAAGGTGTTGGAAGCTGCAATTCTAAAGAAGATAAATATCGTTGGAGATGGGTAAAAGAAGAGGAACTTTCTATAGGATTAGATACAAGTACTTTAAAAGCTAAAACGAACAATTATGGAATTACAAAATATAAAATTGAAAATGATGATATATGCAGTCAGGCTAACACAATACTTAAAATGGCAAAGAAAAGAGCCCAGATAGATGCAACACTTACAGTAGCAAGTCTCTCAGAAATATTTACTCAGGATATTGAGGATATGACTCAGCTTCAGGAAAGAGAAAATATAGAGAATATGAAAGCTGATGAAGTAGTAAACATTCAAGTTAAGTTTGGAAAACACAAAGGTAAGACACTTGGACATATAATGTCTGAGGCTCCAGATTATATTGAATGGTTAGCTAAAAATGCCAAGGATGCTTCCATGAGAAAAGCATGTTCAATGGTTCTTAGCAGTAAAAACAGTAAACCTGATAACAATGTTCCTAATGAAGCATCAAAGGATGATATTCCAACAGTAAATGATAGTGATTTACCCTTTTGATTTTGAAATTGATGAAGAATATAGACAGATGGAACTTGAGACTAGAAGGGATATTTTGATTTGTACTAGATAAGTGTAATGATTGAAAAATTTTAAAGTAGAGTGCCGGTGCCGTTCTGGCATCCTGCTTTAAAATTTTAATATAGAGGAGAAATTATGAAAGAGACTTATTATTTCTTGCATGACTATAATGCCAGAAATGATCCCAAAATACCTGCAATGATAAGTAAGTATGGAGCAGAGGGTTATGGATACCTAGCATTTATAAGAATTACTTTTATTTATCGGATAATAATTGAGTCCCTGAGCCAATATTTTCCAACTTATTTTCTTTTATAA